TGTTCCGTCAAAGGATTGTCCCCAAATAGTCCGGGCCGTTTCAAGTTTAGCTGCCGAGTTCGCGAATAAGTCAGCTATGCTTTTCGTTGTTCCTCCTACCGTGATAGAAATGTTAGTCGCTGAGGATGAAGTCAAAGCTGTAAATAAAGCGGTCTTATGTGTACCGTCCAACAAATCGGCATCCAGTCCGCTATTAGAACCATCTACGGTTTTCAATTTGGCCAAAACATCAGCTGCTGTATATGCGGAAGATTCTAACTTTGCATCCAGTGAATCCTGTAAACCCGATATTTTTGATATTTCTAAGGTTGGTATGTCTGCTGCCGCTAGTGTTTTACCGCTGACAGATGTTACATGTCCTTGATTATTAACTGTGATAGCGGACAAGACTTTTCCATTAGCGGCTGTGATGGTAGTAGCTGTAGCCGTAGGATGCGTGTAATTGTTAAATGTAGCTCCTTTGGTCAGAGTAAGAGAGTGACCGCTAATAGATGCAGCAGTTACGGCATTACCTGTTCCGGTAACACTGACAGCATTAATTCCATCTGTTATACCATAGCCAGCTAATGTTGTAGCTTTAACAGCATAGTTTTTTCCTGACACCCAACTTTCGGTTGCGTAACCTGTCAAAGCAGTAGTAAGGTGCGACTTGTTGATCTGTTCCGTGGTAGATCCGGCCAATGCTGTCCACATGGCAGACTTGTCGAAGGATGATCCGCTACCCTCTCTTGCTTTCAAAACTCTTGATCCGTCAACTTCTTGCCAATATATAGTATCATTGTCGATCGGAAGCCCATCGTAAATTGTGTCAAAGCTTTGACCGTCGGTAGCGTACATCGTCAAAGCACCTGTTAATGCCAGATTTCCTTCTAGCATTAACGCGCCATCTTCTAGCTTTCTAAGCTTAATTCCGGCAATAGTAACCCAATCCGATACTGCCAGCGAAGGTGCTGTAATAGCTCCGGATGCCTTGATAGCGGCTGTATTCATCACAGAGGAAAATGTCTTTTCCCCAGTTATTGTTTGCTTTGTAGCCAACGTAACAAACGTGCTGTCTACATATTTTTTATCAGCTTTTGTTTCAAGTATCTCAGCTAGGTTGTCGGTTTCTTCCATTCCGGACAGAAACGCTTCTAGTTCCTTCCATTTGTTTATGATCGTGTCAGTATCAGAACCTTCCAAGAAGTCATTCAGCTTATTAGACACAGCTGACAACTCTGATTTGGTGGCATAGTTTTCTATAACCCAATTCTGGGTTGCATATCCATCCAAAGCCGTGGTTAGATGCGACTTGTTGATCTGGTTGTCCGAAGATCCGGAAAGTGCAGACCACATGGCATTTTCATCGAAAGAAGTTCCAGTCCCTCCAATAACTTCAATGAGTCCTGTTTCAGGATTCTTCCGGATAGTTGTGTTATCTAAAGGAAGCCCGTCAAAGACAGAAGGAACTTTCACATCGGCTTCCACGTAGGAGGTAATTCCTTTTCTTCCAAATATATTGTATTTCGTATAGATATAATAGTTGCCATAGTCGTCCTGTTTAAGCTCCCAAAGGTTTTTGATAGATGCGAAGCCCTCCATCATGTCGTTGTGTAATTTTTCGTACGACTGAGACAGGTTGTGGTTAGCATCTTGTAGTGACCCTAGTGAATTATCTACTGATGATTTCCATCCGGAACCAACCTCATCCGAACAGGTGATCGTAGCCTGGCACAGATCATTCAACTTGCGTTGCACCTTGATGATACGTGTATCCTTGTATCCTCCGGTGCTGCCGAAATACTGTTCTGACAGTAAACGCACATTCCACCCTATGCGGAGTGGTGTGCCGTTCTTCTCGATATAATTCCGGTCGGTGGTTCCGGTGTATTTATTCGGATCGAAGCTGTAGGTTGCCAGATAATCATCCACTGCCTGCTTGTATTCCTGTTCTGCCGCGGTAATGTATTCCTGCGGCAGGGCAAAGTTCCATGGAATATACTGATCGCCCGGTTTTGGAACAATGGCACCGCCGGGAATCTGAGTCGTATCATCCGGATAAACATTGATGATTTCCCATTCTTTGGTATCCTCATGCCATGCTGCCTGGAAAGAACCGTCAGTTCCGCGCCCCGCTAGCTCTCCTGTCTGGAACTCTAGCATGTAATCCAGATCCGGAATCTCGTAATCTTTCGGATTCCAGTTCATTCCTTCATCCTTGATGTAGTACACCGTGTATTTGCGCCCGTCTTCATTCTCCAGTTCTTCCGTACGGACCGAAGAAACGGTTCCGATATATTTGGGGTAAATTTGGGAAAACGCAGATTCTTCCGTTTCTTCCTTCACTCCGTACAGATCAACGTTCTTGTCCACATAAGGAGAACGGTCAGGAAGTTGCAAACGGGAATATCCGTATTTGGTTGCATCTATGTTTCTCGTAGAACCAAGCGGAAACAGGCGGGTAAAGAACTTCACTTCTCCGTTGTCTTCCTGTGCCAGATTAGTAAGGCCATGGAGATATCCCAATTCTACCATTTCTCCGCGTTCAGCCTTGCAGAGGTTAATCACATAACCGTCCGCCCACATTTCCGTTTCGAATGTAGCGGCGATTCCGTTGCTTCCGAAAGCCGCATCCCAGCACTTCACATTGCGGTAATCAATCGTCTTGTTATCGGCTGTAATCACTGTTCCGATGCTCCACAAGTTACCACCGGCACGCCGGTTCATGTTGTCAATCCATAACTGCAGATGCTCCCGCGGACCACCGTCATAAGAAAATTCAGAAGTTGTTCCTCCTTCCTGAAACAACATCAGCGTATCTTCGGCATCGTGTAGCGGAGCATAGAACTTTACACTGTATTCGTAAGTCTGCGTGTTCTTCTGTTTCGGACGATAACGGGACTTCACTTTGTATCGTACACCTTCCAGGTCGATATAGTCATCCACATCCAGCGGAACGTATGCGGTATGGGTGAAGGATGCAGATACACTGCACTCTCCTCCTATCTCCTCTGTGACGGTAGAAGAAGAGTTCGGACTGGCCGTCAGTCGAAGGTTGTTGGCTTTATCGTATATTTTCAGTTCCATTTTATCGTCATTTAATCTGTGTTTAATTAATTCCTAAACGGATGGCTGCGGTTCCAGAAACTTGACGGAAAACAGCACATAAAACCGGTCTCTTTCGTAGCTTTCGTACCAGTCCGGTTCTGCCGGCATGTCCTGATACACCATATTGTAAGTCCGGTAATTCTTTACATTTATCGTAAGCATTCCGGACGTAATAAGCGTCATCATGCGCTGGTATTTGTCCAGGCGGTCGGCTGCGGAGCTTCCACGAAGCCAGAACTGCAAGGTACGTTCGATGCTGCCCAGCTTCACGTTTGGGTTCTGAGGAAGCTCTACCCCGTTCCGTTCCCGGAAGTCTACGGTAGTAATATCCTTCGCCTTGGGCATGCGAAGCAAGGCATCCATGTTCACGTGTCCACCTTCTTCAGTCTCGCCCAGGAAGGCACCGTATTCCGTCCATACGTCAGTTCCGTTAATTGTTAGGTATCCTGTCAAATCCATATCATTTCAGTGTTATACCGTTCAATTTCATGTCACTCAATATCTCGTGTATCTCCACCAGATGTGCCGTGTGTCCGGCTATGGTGGCCAGCGTCTGGCTATCCTGCTTCTGCGTGTTTCGGATTTCCTGCACGAACTTGTCAGTATTTGCCAGATGCGTCTGCATGTTACGCCCTATGCCTTCGAATGTAGAAATACTGTCCTGGCTCATTGTTGTAAGTGCACCACTGCCGGGCGACTGGCTGCTTCCCGATCCGGATGCAGACCATCCGAAAGTATTCATCAGCTCTTCCCGGTCTTTTATCATCTGATCCACCATTGCCTGATTCTGTTCCCTCAGATTATCCACTTCATCTCTGGTCAGTCCGTCTTCGCCTAATTTTACCCAGTTGTCGTATAAGGCTTTAATCTGGCTGTTGTATTTATTCGCAATAAGTGAGCGGAAGAAGGCATTCTGGAGATTCTTTTCCAGATTGTCTGCCAGGTCTTCGTTGGTAGATTCCAGATCAGATATAAGGTCAAAGTATCCATCCTTAAACGCATCAAATCCGATTCCGGTAATGGCTTCCTGTTCCTTTGAGGCTATTTCTTCCAGTTGATCCGCGTAAGAACCGATATTTTGTATGTAATCGATGAATTCAGAATTTACATCCGTCAGTACGGAAACAAACTTCTCATCCTGAAGCACATTCCCGATAATACCTGCATCCAGCCCCAGTACATCACCCAGACTTCCGACCTGCTCTCCGACCAGTCCGGACAATCGCTGCCAGTCCTGTGACGACATCCGGTCATTCACCCGATATCCCAGGGAGTGGGATCCGATACTTGCACCGCTACCCGCCAGCATATTGGCCAGCTGCCTCTGCCGTTCAATCTGCACGTTTACCAGTTTTTTTGCTTCCTCTGCTGCCTTCTGCGCTTCTGCTCCGTAGTTGATGTCGATGTATTCCTGCTTCTTTGAAATAAGATCATCCCATATATCAATCAGCCCTTCATACTTTGATTTCAGATTTTCATATCCGGAATAATCTGCACCGCCGAAGCCAAACAGTCCGGCGATTGTATTGCCTACTCCAGTCAGAACCTTAGTTACACCGGATATGGCTGAGAATGGATTTGTAAGGTCAATGCTTTCCAGTCCATTCATTACCTGACTGACTCCGTTCAATGTTTCACTGACTGCTTCCGGAACTTTTACGCCAAGGTTACCCAGCATGTCTACGATATCATTTCCGGCATCAACAATGGCCATTCCTTTCTGTCCGATAGAATTGGCCGCTTCTGTCAGATTCTTCTGGGCACTGTATCGTTTATCCTGAGCAGCACGAAGTCTTTCCTCCGCTTCGGCCTGTGTGACCAGCTTGCGGGTAAGGGTTCCTGTTGCTTCGTCATATTCTTCCACGATGACACTTCCACCCATCTGAGCCTGTTGCAGCAGGTTCTGAGCAGTACGTACCTCTTCCATGGCGGACTTGTAGTCCTCGTATCCCTTCTTCATTGCCTCGAACGGGGAACGGTCGGCCAGCTCGGAGTCTATCTCCTTGAAAGCATCCATTACCTCCTTGAAGGATTCCGGACTGATGTCATCACCGATTCCTTCCAGGTATTCCTTCAGCTTCTTGCGAAGGCTTTCCAGCGTATCGGTCGACACACGATCCAGGTCACCGAAGATCTTATCCCAGTCCATCCCTTTCTTCATTTCCTCGAAGTCCAGGCTGGCCAGCTTGTCGTCACGTTCACGAGTCAATACGTCAGCTTCACCTTCTGTTTCCGCAGCGGCAATCTTCCGCGCGTAATCCATCGCGATAGCCAGACGCTTCTCCTGATACGTGCCGTATTGTTTATTGTAGTCGATAAGGCTCTGTGTAGCCTTGTCGCGGTATTCCTGCTCAATCTGATAGATCTGTTCATTATACACCTGTTCTGCCAGCACACGGTTGTTTTTAGCCGATTCCTTTACGGCATCATATTGGCTCTGCGGAATGTTGTCACCCTGCTTGCGTGCTTTATCCATCTTTGCCAGTGTATCCCGTTCCTGCTTGTCGATGTCGGCAATACTGTCATCATATTCCTGCTTTGCCAGTGCCATGCGCTTGGCAATACCTTCCTGCATGATCTGGATGCGGAGTTTCTCCGTGGTCTGCTGCGCACGAATACGTGCATCGGCAAGCTGGGAGGCGTAGTCGGTCTTTCCGGAACCCGTACCACTACCTTTTTCCTCTGTAACAATGTCATCTACCTTAATGCTTTTTTCCAATTCCTTAGAAATCTTGTTCGATTCATATATGGCTGCACGGTATCCTGCAATTTCTTCGTAAATTGCATCTGTTTCTTTCTTTAACTGGTCATAATCTGATTGAGCCTTTTGAACTGCGACATTTCCTCCAACTGAAAGATTTCTAGTTCCGGAAGTTGAAAGTTTTCCTGCATTCAGACTTGCAGACGTTTTTGCTATATTTAATTTTTTTTCTGCTGCTTCAAGTTTTGGTAAAAGAGGATCTAATCTGGAGTACGCATCATTTATCTTTTGTTCATTTTCCAGGATCTTCCCTTGTTCATCCACAATTTTGTTCATGGCTGCTCTTGCCTTAGCAGATGATATAATTGATTTTGTAAGACGATCATAGGCATCTGATGCCTTACCTGCCAAAATTTCCTCATTACTTAACTTCCCAAAATAAGAAGGATACATTTTCTGTAGTTCGTCGACAGCTTTATTTCTTTCCTTCATTGATTTAGATATATCCAAACTTGCTTCATAAAGTATTTTAAGTTTGGCCGCTTCTTCAGCCGCAGATTTTCCTCCTTCTACTTGAACTTTATTTAATTCATTCTGAATTTTTTGAGTGTCAATAAGCTCTTTTTTTGCCTTGAATAAAGAAGATACCCAGTTACCAATTTCTTTTCCATACACAATACCTAAAGATATAGCTGCTACCAATGCAGTCTGCCATGAGAAAACAGCACTTGCAAGCTGTTTCCATACTGGTACACCTTTATTACCCAATAGTTCGTTCTGCTTGCGCACATCGGCAATGGCATCTGCCAGCATAGGAAGGTTGTTGGAAATAGCGAGGATAAACATCTGCGGCCCCATGGCCAAAGATGGAAGTTCCCTTGCTACCTGGCTGAACTGCATCTTCAGGTTGTTTGTCTTACGGGTAACGGCTTCTGTGTCGATGTCAATGGCCTGCGTTTTTGCGGTTTCTTCTTTCGTTTTCTGCAAGTCTTTCAGACCTGTCTTCAATCCGTTGATCTGCCCCGTCAAAGCCTGTACGTTGGCCGCTTCCTGCGTATAGCTTTTCCCGGCTTGCTTGTTCGCTTCAAGCTGTTTGATTTGTTCGGCACGTACCTGCTTCAATGCTTCAATCAGTTGCAGAGTCTGATTTTCCACATCATCCACATTCTTACCCACGCTCTGTAGTCCGGCTTTGGTAAGGTCTTTCATGAATATTTCAAGCTGTACAGGTACTGCCATATCCTTAATCTTTTACTGCGTATTTTGTGAAGAAATCCATCGGATTCATTCCCTTTGTCGCATTTGAATTTTCTGTTTGTTTGTGACTGTTTCTTTGTTTCTCCCGTTCCTCCATTTCACGGATCTGTTGCATCATATCCGGCTTCTGAGGAGGAACCCAGTGCGGCATGTCTGCCATCATCATTTGCAGGGTTACTACATTCACTTTATCCAGAATGTAGTCAATGCTCCAGCCTGTTTCCGTGGCCAGCTGACCTACTACGCCGAAAAGGCTATGCGAAGGTTCCGTATGTCCCTTCTTTAACTCCTCGTTTCGTTTTCGCTCTCGTTCCGGCTCGCTAAGGGCTGCATCTTGTTCAGTGCTGCTGCCGATGCGATAATAATCCCGAAAGACGTGGTAGATGTACTGTTCAGAATTTGTCGCCAGGCGGATGAAAGTTCGTCGGGTGTCATCAGTTCCCGAAGCATCCATGCCACCGGGCGGTTTAGTAACCTTCCCAGTACCGGGCCTCGAACAATTCCGTATGCCACCATCCGGCTGATATCCTTCCCATGCAGGAAGATCAACCGGATGCGCTGGTCCAGATTGTATGCATCATATTCTTCCGGAGTCACCCCGATTCGGAGATAACGCTTGCTGATTCGTATCAGGCTGCGTGTGGTAGGTGTCTTCATCGTAATGCGGAACGGACGTTTCCGAAGTACCGTATGAAGCGGCAGGCTGATTCCCCCGTCACTGAGAGAGATGCCTGCCAGCAGTTCTATATCCTGTGCCTTCATACTTATCCTGCTGCGTCTGCGGTTGAGTCTGCGGTATCAGGTGTCACTCCGGGAGGATAAGTACGCCAGCGACGTACTTTCCCGTCAGTTGGTTTCAGCATATCCACACGGATGCCCATAGCCAGCACATTCTGCATGTTGATACCGTTCTGCCATCCGTTACGGCTCAATCGGGAGTTGAATACACGGAAATTGTGACCGGAATGCATGGCGATGGTAAGAACGCCATTTGCCACAAATTTTTCTGGAGGCGTATAAGAACCGTCTGCTTCCGCTTTACCACCGAACACGTCGGCCATGTTCTTCGCTTTCAGCTGGATAAGGTTCATTGTGAACGCATCGCTTCCCGGATTGGTCATAATGCTGTCTACCGGTCCGTCTGTTACCTGTGCGGCATTCACATCCATAAAGGTAGGCGCATTCCCTGCCGGCTGCATCCCGTTTTCATCCAGCCAGCCCAACGTCTTTTCCTCGCCTTCTGATGCCTTGAACTTTACGGCGGCCACACCATACATCAGTCCGTTGCTTGTATCTGCCATAATCTTGTCGTTTTTAATGTTTGCTTAAATAATATTTAATCAGTTGCCAGATAAGGAAAATCCCCAGCAGGGTCAGGGCTGTTCCTGTCAGCCATCCCTGCACTCCAGGGCGTGTTTCCTTCAATTCATTGCTCACAGTTTCATCGCGTATGCGGTGGTCGGTTTCCGTACGTGTTATGGTTACCTGTCTTCCTGTACTGTCTGCTGTAGCCGTGACGTTCACGCCACCTTCTCCGTCCGATTGTATGTCAATATTCAGACCGTCATTCCGATAGCTCAGCCCGAATCCGGCAGGAAGCTTACTCAGGTTCAGCCACTGCTCCGCACTCACCGAGCAGGTCGCCGTCCTCTTCGGGACCGGCTCGTAGGTTGTTTGCTCGGTTACGCTCGTTCGGAGGCTGTCCGAGCGGACGGTTTCCGAGCTGGCCTTTCTGCTGCTGGCGCAGGAAGATAATGACAGGACAGCGGTCAGCATACTTGCAAGTATGTAATTTGCGTAAAGCCGTTTCATGATTGATATTCCGTTCGTTTTGTTTTCGTAGTTGTTTGCTTATATCCAACACCGTGGCACTGAGGTCATCGTAAAGAGTCTTGTAAGTACCTTCGGTTTCTTTTACCGCACGGACTTGATACACCTTCCTGTCACGCCACCAGGCAATGGCAGTAGCCAGCCATCCGGCAGGAAGAAGCCAGTCCCATAGTGACTGTAACAGGGTCCAATCCATAAAGCTCTACTCTTTTTTAAACAATGCTCCGATAGCCTTAATCACATCATAGAATCCGCATCCGCTCAATCCGGCCGCCAGTCCGTAAATCAGAACCTGCCACCAGATATAGCCTGTAAGTAACGGAGTGAGCTGCAAAAGCCATGCAATAATACATACTACCATGCCCACACCGCATGAAATCAAAATTTTGGCCAGCTTGCTTGCGGAAATAGCCGGAACAACTTTCAGAATCTGTGTCACCAAGGTAGAAACCAGGGCTACGATTCCCGTAAAGCTTCCCAAATCGATAAGGAACGATGTTTCAGGTTCTGCAGCCGGAAGTACGGTCTGTGCAAATGAAGCCAGTGTTGTAATCAGACACAGGCAGAAAAATAAGATAATCCGTTTCATTTTGTTGTGCTTTATTGGCGTAGCATTTGGCGTACTACGCCATGGTTATAGTTTCAATATCTGTTTTCTGTTGTTTCCGTCGCGCTTGTAAGACACATGCACCCACGAAAAATTCTTTTCGTCAATCAGCTGGTCGAAAGGCAGATTCTCACGGATGTACTCAAAGAGTTTCCGGTTCTCTTCCCTGCTTCCTGCCGTAATGTCGGCAGCCTCCCCTTTCAGATGCTGGCTGCTTGCCTTACCTCCTACCAGCCGGTTCAGTTGCGGACAACGGTACCCGGAGTTGACGGATATCGGTTTCCCGTACCATTCGCGGAGCGGGTCAAGCACGTTGTCGGCCAGGGCTTTCAGATTACCCGCCTCCTGAAGAGGCGGTGTATTCTTGATTCCATGAGCGTCGGCGGTGGTGCTGGCACAAAGTTCACCCATTGTAAAGTGTTTCATCCTTCAGTCCTCCTTATGCCTGCTCTTTGGTTGTTGTTTCCACGGTTCCCACTACCTGCACTTGCTGAGGAGATACCTGCGTAATCTTTACGTCTACCTCTTTGGCGTCAAACCAGGACTTTCCGCTGTAGTAGATTTTCTTGGTAGCACCAGCAGCAACTTCAATCGAGTTGACCGTAAGTTTGTTGCTTGCATGAGTATTCGTAATTTCCAGCATGGCACCCATCAGAATGTCATCTCCTGAAATAGTATATGCCTTACTGTCTGAATCCGGTTCAATCGAAACCTTGCTTGCCTGAGCTGTCAGCGTAATGCTGGTTCCTGAAGCCGATACAGTAGCAGCTTCACGCACATCCAGCAACACTACTTCTTCTCCGAAAGCCACGTTGGTATCTGCCATCATGAGCATCTTGAAGAAATACTTCTCACCGGCGTTGGTCACCTTGTCAATCTGGATCACGTTGAAATCATCTACCAGGTTCACTGCACCCCAAGTGTTGGAGTCTTCGTCAGGAGTGGCTACGGTACCGATAATCACACCGTCCGGAATGGCAGCCAGCGGAACAATGTTTGTGCCTTTAAAGCGTACGGCGTTCGTATCCGTCCAGTTGGCACCCTTGGCATCGCGTTGTGTCAGTTCGTCATCGTAACGGTCTGCATCGTCTACAGACATCATATAAACGAAATTCGGATTGTTGCGAAGCACCTGAGGAGTAGCCTTACGAACCTTCTGCAAACGGGTAATCATTGAATCAGCAGAAGAAGACTTCACGTGAATCACTTCACTGTCGGCCATAATCTGAGTCAGGATACCGTTGAACAGATGATCATCGTCTTCATCATCGTCTTTATAGATACCGTTTACGAAGTGGTACCCCAGCTCGAAGTTAACCTGACGGGACATCGCATCCAGCAACTGGTTCTGCACTTCAGGAGGAAGCTGGTCGAACACCATGTTTCCTTTCGGCTGATATTTGCGCCAGATTTCCTCAAAAGCTCTCGGGTTAAATTCCGTATAAGCCATAAAGTCATGCGGAACAAGAGCCTTCTCAGAGTAATTGAAATCACCCTTAGAATCCTTCGATTCAGGCATTTCCTTGCGTTTCTGCAACATGGTTCCCGTCTTCAGTCGGGGAATGGAGTATTTCTTGCGGATATTCGGAACAAGCTTGATCAGTCCTTTCTGTACAAGTTCATTTCCGGTAGCCGCTTTGGTGAGCAGTCTCTCAAGAACCTCACCGTCATAGGCTGTGTTTTGAATCTGAATTGCCATGTTTTGTTTTGATTAATTGTTATTTACTACTTCTTTCCGTAACGTCTTTCACGGATGTTTTCCTGTTCCTTTTCCCATGCACCTTTGTTTTCGGGGTCGTTCTTGTCCAGTCCGTCGGAAATCATCTTTTTCCGGGGCAAACCTTCCAGAATCTTCGATGCATTTTCAAAGTCCTTCTCCAGCAAGGTACGATATGTGTCCTTGTCTGCCGGACGGATGCGTTCCTCCTTTACCGCGTTTTCCAGCATCGTGTCGATTTCTTTCTTGCGTGCATCTGCAGCCGCATCCTCAAATCCTTTCAGCTTCTGTCGCAGTGTGTCGTTTTCCGCCTTCAGGGTGTCATACTTCCCTGCTTTGTTTTCCAGTGTCCCGATTACGGCCAGCGCAGAGGCAGAATCTGCACAGTTGGCAAACAAGGGACGTTTCTTCAGTTCCTCAAACATTTGTTTATCGTTGTTTAATGGGTTATTATTCATTCTGTTCATAAAGAGTTTGTACACGTTGTCTGGACTTTCCACGTCCTGTCGTTCTGCTTCTTCCACGTCGTAGATTCCGTCCACGAATCCCATATCCTTTGCCTCCCTGGCCGTAAGCCAGTGGTCTTTACCGTCGAAGTAAGTCTTCTTTATTTCTTCGCGGTCTGTTCCGGTCTTCGAAGAATAGATGTCTGCCAGTGTCTCCTCCAGCTGTTCAATGTGTTCCATGGTCTGCTTCAGTTCCTCCTTGTTACCCCAGCATCCTCCCTGCACATTGTGAATCATCAGACGTGCGTACTGGCTCATGTACACCGGCTTCCCGCACATGGCAATCACGCTTGCAATGCTGGCGGCCACCCCGTCCACGTAAATGGTAATGTCTGCCTTGCTTTCACGAAGCGCGTTGAAGATGGCGATTCCGGCATATACGCTTCCCCCGATGCTGTTGACGCGCACATCAATCTTACCGTACAATGATTCATAGTCGCGAAGCTCACGGACGATGTCCGCGTCGGTCACGCCGTCCCACTTGTCGCCTATCTCCCCGTACAGAAGAATACACGCCACATCGGGCGAAGGTATCATATTGAAAAATCGTTTGTTCATTTTGCTTTTATTGCTGTTCTGGTGCAAAGTTGGGAAGAAAAAGGAGTCGTGTCAAGACGGATATTTTATGATGATATTTTAAAACGTCATCATGAGGATTTAATACGTTATCATAAAAATAACGTATTGTGAATGATGTATTTATGGGCGAAATTTGCAAAACACAAAATAAGATATAAAAGACATGGCAGAATTGACAAACACGCAAAAAAAGGAATATGCACGCATGCTTTACCTGAAAGAGAACCTTACTCAGCAGGAAATAGCAGAAAAGACAGGCGTGTCACGCCAGACACTTTCCCGATGGATCAACTCGGAAAAATGGGAGGAGATGAAGATTGGCATGACGCTGACACGCGAACAGCAGATTTCCGCACTTCACCGGCAGGTGGCCGAAATAAACAAGGCCATACAGAGCCGTGAAGAAGGAAAGCGATATGCCACTCCGTCTGAAGCCGACACGCTGGGAAAACTCGCGGCCACCATCAAGAAGCTGGAAAGCGATGTGGGGATCAGTGACATTATCAGTGTGGGGATGCGGTTTTCCGACTGGCTTCGCCCGCAGGACCCGGATATGACAAAGACGTTTATCCGATTGTTTGACCAGTTTATCAAGGATAACCTATGAAACAGCAGGACAGAGAAGCACTCCGTATCTGGGAAGATTACAAGCAGGATTCTCTCAGGAAGGGAGTCGTAATAGTAAACAAGAGCCGGGCCGAAATAGAACGGCACAAGGCATTGCTCGAAAAGCGTCCGCTGGAGTGGATACGTTTCTTCTTCCCGGAGTTCTGCAAGTTCGACTTTGCCCCGTTCCAGATTAAGGCCATCACGCGCTGCATTGAACACGATGAATGGTTTGAGGTTCTTTCGTGGGCACGTTCGCTGGCCAAGAGTACCTGCGTGATGTTCATTGTCATGTTCCTGGTGCTTACGGGAAGAAAACGGAATGTCATCATGGCATCGGCCACGAAAGACAGTGCCGTCCGTCTGCTTGACCCATACCGGAAGCAGTTTGAACGGAACGGACTGATCAAGGCTTATTACGGCACACAGCTGAACCTTGGAAACTGGAGTGAAGAGGAGTTCATTACGAAAGGAGGATGTGCGTTTCGTGCCGTAGGTGCAGGAAGTGCCCCGCGTGGTAGCCGTAACGAGGCCGACCGACCCGACGTGCTGCTGGTGGATGACTTCGATACGGACGAAGCATGCCGTAATCCTGACACGGTAAACAAGATGTGGGGATGGTGGGAAGAAGCATTGTACGGAACACGTGATACGGCCATACCCACACTGATAATCTTCTGCGGAAACATCATTGCACGCGACTGCTGCATCACCCGTGCCGGAAAGCAGGCCGACCACTGGGACGTGATTAACATACGCGACAAGGAAGGACATTCCACGTGGCCAGCCAAGAACAGTGAGGAACAGATTGACCAGGTGCTTGCCAAAATCAGCACAAAGGCACAGCAGAAGGAATATTTCAACAACCCGCTCACCGGAGGAAGCGTATTTACCAAGCTGGCTTTCGGTAAGGTTCCGCCTCTGCGTAAATTCAAATTCCTCATGGTGTATGGCGACCCTGCTCCGGGCGAAAGCAAGAAAAAAGGTGCCAGCTTCAAGGCCGTATGGCTGCTTGGCAAAATTCAGGGCGTGCTTTATGTCATTAAAGGTTTTCTGGACCATACCACAAACGAAGAATTCATCAACTGGTTTTTCCTGTTGAATGAATACGTAGGCGGAAAGACCAACCTTTACTGCATGGTAGAGAACAACAAGCTTCAGGACCCGTTTTTCCAGCAGGTACTGAAACGACACCTGGCACGAATCCGCAGAAAGAGGAACGAACAGCTTTCCATCAAGCCGGATGAAGACAAGAAGACCGACAAGGCTACTCGTATAGAAGCCGACCTGGAACCACTGGATCGTGAAGGAATGCTGATATTCAATGAGGCTGAAAAAGACAATCCGCACATGAAGGAACTGATCAACCAGTTTGACCTCTTTGAAATGACGCTTCCTTATCCTGCCGACGGTCCCGACTGCATACAGGGAGGAAACCGGGCCATCGACCGCAAGAATGCATCCTTACAAAAAACAATAACCGTAAGCCGGACGACCATCCGGCAAAAAAACAAATACAGAACATGAGCCAGTTTATCAACCCGGAAGATTACGACGCATCCATACACCGTGAAATACTCGATGCGCTCATACGTGAAGACGAATCACTTCTTGAAGTATGCGAAGACCAGGCCATCGCCGAAATGCGCGGATACCTGTCTTCACGGTTTGACTGCGACAGGATTTTTGCAGCCACCGGTTCCGAACGCCATCCGCTTGTACTGATGTACGCCAAAGACATCACGCTGTATCACGTATTCTGCATACACAATCCGCAGAAGATTTCCAAGATACGGACAGACCGTTACGAGCGAAGCCTGGAATGGCTGAAAGGCGTGTCAAAATTTGAGATAAGCGTGGAAGGACTACCGGCACTCGACGAAGATTCCACGAAGTTAAATTCCGCATTCCAGATGCGAAGTTATCCACGAAGAAACACCCGATACTGATATGAGCAAGAAGAAAAAAATAACCATAGGCGGAAACATCAATCCGCAGGGAAGTCCGGCACGAACGGTCATCATTACCCAGCCGCAGCGTTTTTTCCTCGACATGCAGAAATACATGAGCGGCATACGCGGGGCCGAAAACGTAGACTTCACCAACCGCGTACGCCTGTACGACATGTACGAAGACATCCTGATTGACGGACACCTGAGCAGTGTGCGTGACAAGCGAATCGCTTCGGCACGAAACATTCAGATAGAGTTCCGACGTAACGGGAAACCGGACGAGGAAATCAACGTGATGCTGCGCTCGCCCTGGTTTTTCCATTTCATCGAAGACCTGATAGACTCCGTATTCTGGGGCTTCTCTCTTTTCCAGTTCTACCGCGACAAAAGCGGATGGATTAATTACGAACTGATACCCAGAAAGAATGTTGATCCGGTTCGCGGGCTTATTCTTCACCGTCAGAGCGATATTGCCGGAACTCCCTGGACTGACTTCCGCGATGTGCTTTTTGTGGGCAAGCCGCGTGCATTGGGAAAACTGGCCAACGCTGCACCCTACGTCATCTTCAAGCGTAACGACATGGCCGACTGGGCACAGTTCTGTGAAATATTCGGAATGCCCATACGCGAATATACCTACGATGCGGAAGATGAAGAGGCACGCCTGCAAATTCTTGACGACATGAATGAGCAGGGAGCAGCCGCATGCTTCATCCACCCGAAAGGCAGTGAGCTGAAGCTGCTGGAAAGTGCCGGTAAAAGCGGTTCATCCGACCTGTATGACAAGCTGTATGAGCGGTGCAACAATGAGATAAGCAAAATATTTCTGGGCAATACGCTTACCACCGAAGCCTCCGAACGTGGAACCCAGTCGCTGGGAACCGTGCAGGAGAAAGGAGAAAAGAAAATCAATGAATCCGACCGCCAGCTTATCCTGAACGTGCTGAACTACGACATGACGGACATCTTCGAAAGCATGGGATACAACACACGCGGAGGAGAATTCGTGTACGTAGAACCGAAAGAAACAAACATCACGGTCATTGCCGATGTGATAACCAAGATGCGAAACGCAGGAACACCCGTATCCGACGACACGTTTTATGAACTTACCGGAATACCCAAGCCTGAGAATTACGACTTGCTGAAAGCCGAACAGCAGGAAAAACGGAATGCCGTAGTACCTGATAAGAAAGACACGCCTGACAGCAAAACTGCACAAAGAAAAGAAGAGAAATGGAAGGATTTAAACGATTCTCAAACGGAAAGTAAAAACTATTTAACCAGATTCTACAACCACCTCCGCCGTTTTTTCGTCCGCGCCCCGAAAAGCGGGGCTTTAGGGTGGTGATGAATGAGCTGTACGGACAGACTTGTTCCTGCTGTCATCATGCTCATCCCAGAAATGAAGCATCCGTCTCCGCCTCATTTACTCCGGAACTGATGGCACGCCTGCTGGCCGACATTTACGCGAAAACCTTCAATGTGGAGGAAGACATCTATCCGGAACTGTATGAAGCCGCACGCGACACCTTTGAACGTGCCCTTCAGGAAGGATACCCCATAGAGGATGTAGATGATGCCGACACCCTTTTCCGTCAGGCACTGAAAGACGATGCCGACGTGTTTGCCGCCTTCCGCACACACCGCATGCAGAACGACATCGCTTCGCAGCTGCTTGATGAAAACGGAAAGCTGAAGGAGTTCCGGCGCTTCCAGGAAGATGCTGAGTCTGTCATCGGCACCTACAACAACCACTGGCTGCGTACGGAATACGACACAGCCGTACTCCGTGCCCGCTATGCCGCCGACTGGAAACGTTTCTCACGTAATGCCGACATCCTGCCCAACCTGAAATGGATGCCCACCACCAGTGCCGACCCCGACGTGTTCCACATGGAATACTGGCGAATCGGGCTGACGCTTCCAAAGACACACCCCTTCTGGAAAAGCCACCATCCGCACGACCGCTGGGGATGCAAGTGTGACCTGGAGGAGACGGACGACCCCGTCACGGGAATCATCCCTGAGGTGGACTACAAGCCTTCGCCCGGACTGGACAGCAACCCGGGACTGGAGCCTGAACTGTTCAGCCATACTCATCCGTACTATACGAAAGCGTATCCGGGGGCAGAGAAGGCAGTGGAAAAGGTTATAAATGACAGTAACAATCCTAAAGCCTTAAGAAAAAGGCTTGAAAAATGGTACAAGGAAAATTTGCCTGCGGTAAAAGTCGGGAAAATGGAGATGAAGAGATTTGAGGTCGCAACACCTGAAGAGCCGATACGGACTATTATAAACAGAAACTTTTATGAAGAAACGGCGTCAAAGTATAAAGACTCTCCGGAATATGCAAAAAGGCTGGAACTTGCAAGACAGGCACATCTGATTTTCCCTAAAGCAAAACATGTGCGTGACGAAGTATCCAGAGACCATGAAGATGCCAGCATGTTCAAGGTTTACGAATATGAAACTGAGTATGGCATTGTAGAGTTTAAATGTAAGGTTAATAACGACGGGTATTTCCTGCATTATATGAGATTGCTGAAAGAATAAAGGCACCGCCCCGTCTCTTCCCTGTGTGCTTTCGCGCGGGACAACTGCGGGCAATGCCTTTGTTTTATGCAAATATACGATTAATCCGTTAAAAAACAAACCGTAATGACAATAAATACAATAAATACGCTATTTCTGATGAGTTTCCTGCAAGGCTACGAGCAGTTGCCGCACCAGGATGATGTTGCTTCCGTCGGTACTGTCGGGGCAGCCACGGCTCGCCACGTCGGTGTAATACACGCAGGAATCGAGCAGGATGGCCTGCAGGGCGGCTGCCAGTTCTTTCGGGGTGTTGTCCGCCACCACGCTTTCGAGCATGGTCATGTCGTATTGTGTCTTCATGGCTCAGTCCTCCTTTGCGTTAAGTTCCACAATATCCTGCGGCTCGAAGTCGAAGAGCGTCTGGCCGTAGTCGATACCTTTCTTGCGGATGCGCCAGTCGGGGAAAGTGATGCCCTTGTTCTTGTTTTCCTTGGCAATGTCGATGATGGACTGGAGTACGGGGTTGCTCACACTGTTTCCGGCAAGCACGTCCTTCACGTGATGGAGCGTCACCTTGTGCCGTTTCGCAATCTCTTTCAGGTTGGCCAGCGAAGTGTACCTGCGCAGGATAGCCTCCAGTTTACGGAAGCCCTCACGGTGTTTAGGAGCCGGAAGATTACGAGTGTTTACCAGCGTGCCGACATTGCGTCCGGTGAGGAACTTGATGAAGTGGTCGTAAACTACGTCTTTCTTTACAGGATCGAGCCAAAGGGCGAAATCAAGGGCGATGTGAAAATCGGTACACCATGTGCCTTGCTCTTTTGCGTTACCTCCCTGCACCATGATGATTTGTCCGCCGTAGGTTTCATCAAAAGCGTTCCTCGAATTCCCGTAACACTCCAGCAATCGGTCTTCGTTCCTCATTTTCGAGGAACGGTATTGAAGATACTCTATCGTTTCTCTTCTGCGCAACCAGTTCGATACCTGTTTCCCCTTTCCATACGGCTTCGCCATTTGGGTGAGGTTCACCATGCAGTTGTTGATACCTTGGCGGGACACCGCCACTTCGTTGCCCTCGATGTTGAGGATTTCAATCAAATTCTTATTAGAGTGCATATTTATAAGAATTGCGATATAAAAGAAAAGCCCTCCGTAGGTGTGCACTCCACATACGCTGGGCGGATGCAGCCGATAGTTTCCGCACGGCCACCATAGAGGGCTATTCTAAAATATCCTGTTCAAAATAAAGTCTGATAGATTTATTTGCCCAAGAATGGTATGTGAGTGCACCGACAAAAGTACAACAAAATTTGAAACTACCAAACAATTCACCATGAATATTTCCGATTTGAAAAAGACACTGAAACAGCTGGAGCGTGACTTGCAGAAAACCATCAATGACACGCTGCCCCGGAAGGCAGGCGTGCTGGCCGTGAACCATACACGCCAGAACTTCCGTGACGGAGGTTTCCGCAACGGAGGACTCCAGCCATGGAAGCCGACCCGACGGCAGCAGTCGGGAAGCAAGAAAGCTTCCGACCGTTACGGCCCTCTGCTCAGCAGCCGGAAACGGCTCATGGGAGCCACCTACGATGTGCCGATGAAAGGAAAGGTCATTGTGCGGAATACGGTAGAATACGCCGCAATACACAATGAAGGAGGAACCGTCAGCACCCATCCGCGCATTACGCCCAAGCTCCGGAAAATGGCATGGGCACGGTATTTCAAGGCGGCAGGCATACGGCGTGGAACTTCCTCAAAAACCCGGAAGAAGAAAGACGCTGCTGCACCTCCTGAAGCCCGTATGTGGAAAGCCATTGCCCTGAGCAAGAAGTCAAGGCTCAACGTAACCGCACAAATACCACAGCGAAGGTTCCTCGGACAAAGCAAGGAACTGACCGAGAAGCTACAGGAAGAAGCCGAAAAGGAACTGCTCAAAGTAATGGAAACAAGACTCGGAAGCCTGACGTGATTTTAATTATTAACTATTAATTATTCATTGAATTACATGGAAACATTATTCAACCAGATACAGCAACTTGTGGCAGACAAGATTGAATGGCTCGACAGAAACGTGGACGAAGACTACGGACAGCTTGAAATGCTTTACCGCGACGACGAAGACTCCGACACCTATCCTCTCACCTTCCCTCTTGTGCTGATAGACATACCTGAAACCTCATGGACTACCATGGGAGGAGCTTTCGGTAAAGTGCAGTCGGGCACGGTAACCGTCAACGTGAAACTGGCAATGGACTGTTACGACGATACGCATTTCACCAGCGGAACAGCCGACAAGGCTCAGGAACGTGCGGACAAGGTGCACGAGCTTCATTCACTGCTGCAGGGATGGATGCCCATGCATTCATCTTCACCGCTTGACCGCAAGACCAGCCGTAGCCAGACGATGACAAAGGGAATAAAAGTGTATGAATTGAACTATGAGTGCCGCATGATAGAAGACGCTACTCAGGTATGACAGACACACGCTTGCCGTATTTCACACCGGCCTGCCGTCCGCGCTTTCTCTTGGAAGGCATGGGCGGCTTCTCTTCCATGTTTTTACCCGAACGGTATTCGCGATCCAGTTCCTGGAGAAATTCGTAATTCTGGTTCACGATAGTACGGATGCGTTCCTCGCTAATAAAAAATTCTCTGGTAGACAACTGATGAAAGGTATCGTCAAAGCGCAGACGTTTTATCTCCGTCCAGTAGTAATATCTGCGGAGCAATTCTTCATTTCGCATCGCTATTAATTCTGAGTCCCTTCCTTTAGGCATGTCAATATCCATTTATATATCCGCAAAGATACAAAAAACCGCATAAAAATCAACACTTTATGCCTTGAATCACCTCTTCCGGCACTTTGGACGACAGGACTGCCGCTGCCTGCCGTAATTTTACAGCGTCATGACAGAAACAACTGATTTATCAACCCTCAAAAACATTACTGACTATGGCTATCAATTACAGCATTGCACAGATGAAAAACCCCAATGACAAGGGGGCACCGGCAAAGTATTATGCGAAGGCACAGGCATCCGGAAGCGTTGACATCAACGAACTGGCCGAAGAAATCTCGTACTCCACTACCCTTACCGACGGAGACGTGCTGAACGTGATCCGTGCCCTGGTGAAACAGATCAACAAGCATATTTCCAAGGGTGAAATTGTGAAACTGGAAAATCTGGGCAGCTTCCAGGCGCAAATCTCCAGCGATGGCGCAGAAGCTGAAGAAGAATTCAGCACCGCCAACATCCGGAAGGTATCGCTTCAGTTCCGTCCCGGTATCGGTCTTCGCGGTCAGCTCAGCCTTGACAACCTGACGTTTCACAAAGTGAAGCCGCTGAATGCTCCGGCTGCGGAAGAGGAAGAAGGCGGTCTGGGAGCCTGATCACCGACTACCTGGCAGTGACTGCGACATTACTGCCAGGTAGTGATCCAACTACCCTGCGGTAATTAATAATTTACTACGGGGTAGTTTTTTCATTTGAATTTAGTAACTTTATAGTTGATTCATTAACTCTTAAAAACAACACAAGCAACCCATGAATGCCATTTACCTGACCGATCTGGCCCTGCTCTATTTTCCTCACAGCACCCCGCGAAGTGCCGTTTCCCAACTTCGCCGCTGGGTGAATCTCAACTCTGAACTTCAGCAGCGTCTGACCGAACTGCACTACCAGAAAGGACAGCGCGCACTGACTCCCCTGCAACATGCCGCCTTCGTTGAGTTCCTGGGTGAACCGGGAGAATGATACCATACACAGACAGCAATCCCCGGCATCGGTTTCGGTGCCGGGGATTGCGCTTTAAGCAACATTTTTTTTTCTTATGGATTTATAAATAGACTCACATAGAACTCTAGCCATGTTCACTTCAACGGCGTTCCCGATAAACTTCTTTTGGTCTGACTGTGGTCCAATCAGTACATAGTTTTCCGGAAATCCCATTATTTTCTTGAGTTCTGTTATCCGTAACATACGCATCTTGATGTCAATGATACCATAAAGATCCATAAAATACTTTATCTTAATGGTCATTGGAGTATCTTCCGGTGTAACCTTTGCTCCGATACCTCCTTCTACTTCCACTAAATAAGGAGGCATCTTGTCCATTCTGGCTATAAGTGTAAAACAAGGACTATTTACTGATCTTCCTGCGCTGGTAAACTGAGGATTCATCAGATAATGCCATTTGCTTTTTCTTGAAGTTATAGGGGTAATAAGATTCTGTTTAGGTATTGTAGTTATAGCAGGGCATGGCGTCTCAACACTTCCAAGTTGACCTCCTCCGGAATAATAATTCATAAAAAACGGCGTTATTAAGGATAGCTTGTCTTTAGTTGTGACGGTTGGAGCAGGTTGTTCTACCGAATGATTATAACCGTTTCCATAATACACTGAGACAAAAGCATGATGATCTTTACAGGTAATTGTCCCGGCAGGAACGTCTACTGAAATGTTCTTGCAATCTGGCTGTCCACTGAATTGTTTGGAAAGAAAGCTTACTTTGGCTAATGCCAGTCTCCCTTGTGTGGCTACTACTGGACATGGTTCTTCAATGCTAGGCGGCTGGTATTTCCCATTCCGGCTCATAGAATTATACTTTACAATGAAAGCATCTTTACCTCCTGCTACAAATTTGATAAGTCCGGCATAAATACGTTCAAGAGTTTTTTCGGCCAGCGGCTTCTTCCGACAAAATATACTTTCGCCTTCATCTGAAAAATCTAGCACTTCTCTGACAGGTTTCCATTTCTCCAGTTTTCCAAACATATCAGACTTTCCATCTTTACAGTGTGTCGGTTCTGGAAATACAATTGGAAGACCTCGCTTGGCAAATATTCCAAAGAAACGCTTACGGGTTGTGTATGCCCCAAAATCAGCAGCATTCAGAATTCGCCAGTCAAAATCATATCCGTACTTCTTGACATTTCGTTTCCACTTTTCATAACAACGTCCTTTATCCTTACTGATCGGGTGACCTTTTTCATCCATATCTCCCCATGACATAAACTCCTCAACGTTTTCTATTTGAATATAGTCAGGATCTATGGCTTCAATGTATCGGAAAAGATGCTCAGCCAGTGTCCGGCTGTCTGCGTCTCGCGGCTGGCCACCTTTGGCTTTACTGAAATTGGTACATTCGAGACTAGCCCATAATACAACCAATGATTCAGCATACAACTTCTTCATTTTCTTCACGTGTGATATTAAAGAAGATAATTCCAGTGTTCTGATATCCTCTGTGAAGTGTAATGCATCTGGGTGATTAGCCGCATGACTAGCGATGGCATTTGCATCATGGTTTACACAAGCTATTACTTTTGCACATTGCTGACCTTCAAATCGTGCACTTTCAACTCCTGTACTTGTACCTCCTGCACCACAAAATAAATCTATATAAAGCAATTTTACCATATTATTTAGTTTTTAATCCCGGATAGGCGGTCAAGCCACACCGGGATGATGACGCATGTCCTGCAATTCCAATTTGGCGACCAGGTATGCAGATCAAAGGGCAGCACTGATCCTGGAATTATCCCTGAGCTGGTATCTTAATAGTTATAGCGGGCTGCCTTGGCTTTCTCCAGTATGGAATTTACTCATTTCTGACAAGTGTGTACGTCTGATATTCATTTTTGATCTTCTGTCTTTACATATTAGGTAATAAATCCTCCACGTATGCCCATTTCTTCAAGCGGAAATCTTCCACTGTCTCCGTCCAATCAAAATTAAAAGGTCCGCAAATAATCGGAGAATATTTACTTCTCAAAGCGACAATCATTGCTCCGTTTTTCGGTTTTTCGCTAGTATTATGCCAAACTGAATTAACTCTCCATTTAGCACCGGCTTCAAAAGCTTTTTGAACGTCATATTGTTCCTTAACTGAAGAATACGTTAAACTATCTTCGTATTCTTCTGCTGCTTTCTCAATATCTTCTTTTTTCATAATTCATCAAATTGTTTTAAAAGTGCATCTATTTTACTATCCAAAGCATTCATATAGTTTTCAAAGAAATCTTTATCTCCGTATAATTCTCTTTTTAATGATACATCATTGTGCATTCTATTATATGTAAAAATAAGTCCGCCACCATATCGTATCATTGAATTTTCAAGTGCTATCTTATGTGATTTAAGCTCTTCTATTTCTTTGTTGAGTTCTATTGCTTTTTCAAATTTATCTTTCTCCATAATTACTTCACTTATAAATCAATAATTTCAATCTTCAAATCACGCTTCAGTTCCCGAATCATATCAAGTGTATCATTGTTCTCGACGTCAAAGCAGATACCCAGTAATTCCGGGTTCTGCTGTGATCGTTGTACCTTCAGATCGCAGGGGCGGTTCCACTTCACCCAGATGAACATAAACTGGCTGATCATGCTGTAATGAATCTTAGCCGCCACTCTGCGAGGTCTGAACAGATTAAGGTTCTGGTTCTGCATAGGGTTCTATGTTTTTAACGACCTGTCCACTCAACCAGATCCGTCCGCTGCCCTGGCATTGCGGACACACTTTCTGCTGGGGATATTCCCGGCGCACATCTTTCTCTGCATATACGGTTACTGAGCCGGTTCCTCCGCACTGGCGGCAAAGGCATACACGGCGATGGATATAAGTCTTTTCTGTTTTCATCTTCTGTCTGCATCATTAAATTCAGGTTTCACATCGGGTTCTGCTTCGTAGGGGTAAACGTCCATAATGGCGGTTTCCGATACGGAAGCTATCACATAGTCTGCCAAAGTTCCTTTCATGCCTTCATCCAGCTTCTTGATGGCATCACGCAGATCGGAAGCTTGTACCAGTACATTGCTGGCAGTACGCTTTTCTGCTCCGGTCTTCTCATCGAGAGTGACAAACCAAAGTTTGCACTTAAACCAGCGGTCGGCTGCTCCTTCTTCGGACGGGAACAGTTCATTGTAATTCGCTTTTGCGACTCCAGACACCTCGAACTCACCACTAATAAAAGGAGTCATTTCTTCGATAATGCGAGACTCTGCTTCGGTAAAGCTGAGCGCGTCTACCAGATAAAGTTCAGTTACTTTCTTATTCATTCCGTTTTCCAATGTCTTTTCGAAACGGATTTTACATGTAAACCAATTGTGCATCATAATTACTTGTTTTTAATTTCTTTAAAAATTACGTTTTGCTGATCACTTCTTGAATCGTCAGTACAGGACTGTTCCAAGTGGTAACAACAAATATTATTCTCATAGAAATAGCAACCTTCACATGCTATATGCTCACTTTCTACCGGTGAGGCTTTCAATAAATGCCCATCATATTCAAATGTTTCACCTATCGCTAATTCCATACTGACAAAATTTTATCGGTTAATACACTCCATTTGTTCCTCACCATCCTCCCGTCCATCCAGAATATCCATCCGAGTATATCAAGCAATGCTGCAAAAACCTGAAGCATATAGCCTATAATTATCAATGGACATACAATAAAGACAGACAGGAATAACATTATTATTTTCTTGAGCTTATTCATTATTCTATGTAGTAACATGTTACAATAAAATTCTTCCTGATCACAAACAAGGTAAACTGATCGTAATCCAACCCAAGTAAGACACGTATTGAAGCTCTTCGTATGTGCCCGCTATACTTGATGCTGTTAATGTATCCATCCATGATCATTTTCAGGCGTTGGTATTCTTCGCGGGTTGCTTCCAGTTCTTTGTCTTGAGTAACACGACTAATATATTCGTGTAATTGTTTCATCCAGCGCGGCCACTTGTCGCGCCGGATGTTGGTTCTAAAGGTTAATTCAGCCATATCAATCAGGTTTATATCTATTCACAAGCCACCATTTTACTTTTTCTACCCTTTCAACCAGTAATTCAAATGGAAGCTTTAAAAAGTAAGCAAACATTGCCACAATTAACAATGGAATAATCAGTATGCAGTATACAGTCCATATTGCATACCATTTGCATTTAGACTTTCTTTTCATTTTTCCATCCATTAAGTTCATAAACCTTATCCCGTGCTTCCTCTTTGGATCGGCACTCCGCGACGGGAGTGCCTGTGCATGTGGACTGAGTGTATTCATTCCGATATACGATCCATAGATTTCCACGGCGGGAATAACTGTACTTAGGCCGTCTGGACTGCATCGCTTTCCTTTTTGGGTTCTACGTAGAAAGATTCATCCTGCACCACCTCTACGCCGATATTGGCAAACTGTTCTGCAACTTCCGGTACGTCACGGTCGGCAAGCAGCTTGTCTTTTGCCAGTTCCTCCGTGGTGCGGATATAATCAGGAAGAAACTCTTTGCAAAGGTTGGTTACAGCTGCCCAGGTGAAGCCTTTCCGATTCTTCAGTTTCGGGTTACCTGTGCGGAATCCGATGATACCGTGTGCCGATTCCAGACTCTTTTTCTTACTGAAAAGCGTATCCTTATTCTCAGTGGCGTAGGTCTGCATCACTTCGAATGTACGATCTTTGGTTTCGTTCAGTTCGGCCAGCTGGTCGGCGTACTTCTCACGGATCTTAGTCATCTCCTGGTCCATCTTTGCGGTAAGTGACTGGGCCTTTGCGTCGGCCATTGCAAACTCGGCAAATGCCTGTTCGTACTGTTCGCGGCTTACTCCGCTGATTACTGTTTTCTTGGTTCTTTTTGTTGCCATTTTAATTGAGTTTTAATCGTTATTTAAATTCTGTATAACACAAACGTATTTTTGCTTCTGGATTAATCCCTTGTGCCAATTTCCTTACATCCGTCAAGTTGTCGGTTCGCCAGCATGAGCGGATGCTTTTATTCGGTCTGTCGTGGAAAGAATAAATGATCCTCCATACGATGTATTTCTTCCTATTCATCCCTCATGTCCTCCATTGCCGCCAAATCGTATTCCAGTTTCATGGTCTCATCAGCCTGTTGTCCGCAGAAGTTCTCCAGTTCGCGGAGTATCGTTACGCGGTCGCCGAAATCAAACTGCTGCATGCGGTTCATAATGTCATTCTGAATTTGTTCGATTGCCTGTTCCATAGCTATTCCTTGTTTGATTTACTGTCCTTGTAATCTCTTACTACCGAGCTTCCGAGCAGCTCACGTCTGCTGTAGTACACGTTATACCCTTTCTGATATCGGGTGATTAACCCTTTGTTGGCCCACTGCTTTATGGTAGTCTTTGCGCATCCAATCAGCCGGCACGCATCGGCCTGACCTATCAGTTCATCGGGGGCTTCCGATATGTCTTTACGCGGTGCAGGAGCCACATCGCCCACTCTCAGTCCTAACCTGCGTTCCACTCTATCCAGGCGAAGAAGCAGCTTTTTGTACTCCGAAAGGCTCAGAGTAATTGTTTCTTCCTGCTCTTCCTCTTCTTCCGGTTCGTCTTCCAGATCCGGACAGATGGAACTGATACCAATCTTTCCGGCAAGGAACTGGGCTGCATCGCGTGCGGCATAGAAAAGAGTTTCGTTGCGCTCGTCTTCCGGAACGTCGCGCACATACCGATTGAATACCCATGATTCGCTGCGTTTTTCTTCTAAAACTTCCCTCTGTATGCGACATATCGGATCGTAATTACGTTCTTCCAGATACGCTATTGCACGATTTATTTCTGATTGCTTTCTCATATCATTCCTCCTTTCTTGCCATTGCCTCAAATTGTCGTTTCACTTCCTTCAGTTCCTCCAGCGACATTTCCGTAAGAGGCTTGCGGAACTTGCTGCGTGTACGGCAGAACTGGTTTATCTTCGCTTTGTTCATTTCAAAATCCGCTTCCGTTTCGTTCGTGTAATTCTTGTTCAGACAGGAGATATGAAACGAAAGGGAAAAAATCTGTTTCACTACTTTGCGTGCCTCACGATGGATGCGGTCAGCTTCCTCACGGTTGAACCGTGTTAGCAACAGTCCGGCTTCTTCTTTGGTCAGTCCGGCGGTGCTGTCGGTTCTTCCTTCCGTGAACTGGCTGATAAAACCATGGCGGTCATCATCATCAAATCCCATTTTCCGGAACTGAGCGTGCAGCGCCTTCACCTGCTGCGGTGTGATTGGACGGTCTTTCATCATTGTTCTCATGTATTCTGATTATGAATTGTAAATTGAAAAGATTATTCTTCTCCGTAATATTGCCGGGCTTTCTCCGGCACGATATCGTAATGTCCTACGGGACCGATAAAGCGTCCTTTTGAAAAGGCCCTGAAGCCTTCCACGTAGATCTTCAGCGAGGCATCGTACATCACTCCTTTGGCGGCACGTCCGTTGGGTAACTGGCCTTCGGCGTGGCTGATGAAGATGAGCAGCTTCCGCTTATGTTGTTCCTTAAAGTCAATGTACTGACGGTACGTCATTCGTGTGTACTGGAAGGAATCGATAACCACGATGTCCGGGCTTTTCTGCCGGCGGAGTCGTATGCTGAGTTCATCCATATTCTCGTTGTCGATCAGCAGGAACTTCTTGTTTACTTCCATCATCCCGGTTCGGCGGATGGCATCCTGCATGGTGCGGCAGGCACCTTCCTCCATGCTGTCGTATGCCACACGGCCAAAACGGCACAAATACTTGCAGAGCTGGAGGGCAAAACTGGTCTTTCCGCTACCGGAGTTTCCCCAGATGATCCAGACTCCCCGGCGTTCCGGAGTGCCGAATGCATCATACCAGGAACCGTCAAACTGCATCACGTCAAACTTCATGGAAAGAAGCTCACGAACCCCTTTCGCATTGCGGTCGAAAGTGAACTTCTTTTTCTGTGGGGGCGGTGTAGTATCCTCTTTATTCATTGCTTCCTCCTTTCCTTCTTGCTTCGATAATACGTTTCTGACGGTGGATGCATCGTTTCACGCGGCGAAGGTCGTTGTCGCTTCGCCTGGCATCCTTCAGCACCTCTTCTATATCGGCGCGGTCGGTCAGGTTATTAGCCTGACAGATGGCGTAGATGTCATTCTGTTCTGTGGGAGATACATCGAAGAAACGACGTCCGATGCGGCTGTTTATTTCCTTGTAACCTTTTTTGTTGTAGCGAAGTCCGGCTTCCATACGGCGTTTGATGTAGTCTGTGCTGAGAAATATGATGCCGGAGTGACCTTCCAGACGGTTGTAAATGCTGATGAAGTAGTTGAACACGCTGTCAGTAAGCTTGTCGCCTTCATCGAATACCAGCAACGGATTTCCCAGGAAAGAAATCATGCTGATGGCATTCTCCAGCATATCGCGGAGGTTGGTCGTGTCGGTAGGTGCGCCTACCTGTTTGGCTATCTCACGCACAAAGTCTGAGCGTCGCATATCTTCCGAACAGAGGATGTAGAACACGTTGCGGTGCGTACGGCGGTATTCAATGGCTGCTGTGGTTTTTCCGCATCCGGCATCACCCACAATCCATGTCACGTTCTTGTATGCCTGTGCGTCACTCAGTGCAAAAGTGATTTCCTTGAAAGTCTTTCCTTCGTGAAGGTTCCATGAGTCGAAGGCAAAGCCTATCTGCGAAGCGATACGGATAAACATTTCATCACTGATCAGTTCATACTTTCCGTTGCAAAGCTGGCTCACGGTGGCCGAACTTACACCCTGCAAACTTTCTGCGGCACGGTTCAACGTAGGGTAATTGGAACGGTAGGCAATCAGTGCGCTGCGTACCTGTTCTTTCATTTCTGTTGTTAATCCTTTCATTGTTTTAATAGGTATTTAAGTATTGTTTAATCAAATCGTTAGAATTTTCCCAAGCTGTCCAGTTCATCAAACGTCAGGTTCGATACTTTCTTTGTCCAGTCTCCTGATGATGCGAAGGTCAGCGGTTCATCTGCCAGTACAGGCTCTTCCGGAATATCCGTTTCGGGCATCGGTACCGGAGCTTCCAGTGTGCCACGCTTCATTTCTTCGCGGTATCCGTCAAGCTGCTTTTCGCTCACAGCCACCGGACGCGGCAAACGAAGCTTTGTGTATGCTTCGCCCATGGCTTCCTCCATGAAAAGGTCTTCCTGGGCGATGTGCATGGCTGCACGAGTGCGACGGTTGGCATCCAGCTGGGCAAACAGATAAGCGTTTTCCTCTTCGGTGCGTTCCTGAGTGGCACGATGGATCGTGACTTTCGGTGTAGCGATGGCCGCATACTTGGCTCCCGTGTCAGTCACCGCCCATAGCTCGATGCGGGTCATGTCTTCCGGATCGTAGCGGTAGAGGAACTGACGGCCTACGTTCTGCAGGTGGAAGTTCATATCTATCAGCCCGTCGTCGCCATACACCATGTAGCTGTATTCCTGCTTGTTCATGCGGAAATTGAAACCTTCCCTGGTGTATTGCACCGGAGCCTGAGAGAACAGCATGAAGATTTCGTGTGCTTCGTAATCATCCAGCGGTTGAGCTTTCGGATTCTCGATGGCGGTGTACATTTCCAGTCGGGTCATGCCGGTAAGGCTGGTAGGATGCTGCATCAAGTTCCATTCTTCGCGGCAGTCGGCATACTGCTGTTTCAGTTCCTCCAGCGTGGGAAGAAGGTCGATGTTTGCCATTACCAGGTCGATATTCGCGCGGCTTGAAAGCTTCCTGGCCGTGATGTTCTGACCGGTGAAGTTGTACATCTTGTGAAGAACCTGCTGCTGGAATCGTCCGAAAGCGGACTCGATGGATTTGGACTGGCCGTTGTGCGGCATCGTGGTTTTGTGAAGATGGCAGAGTTTCTTGAAGAATCCCTGCGAAGCCAGTTTCTTATGCCCTCCCTGGTTATCGGTAACTATCTCGTAAGGCTTCACCTTCCATGTCTGGAGTGCCATCCGGTACGCCATGTACTGGTTGAAGAAATTTTCACCGTCACCGATAAAGTAGCCGAGGAACAGTTCCGTGCAGGCATCCATCACCTCGTACACATCCGTGGTTCGTGCCACCCATCGCTTCTGCCTGTCATCGTACGCACGGTAGTAAAGGTTTATCTTCGTACCGTCTGAATACCACAGCGAGTTAGGCATGGACGGCATTACCGTATCGAAGGTTGGCATATACTTGTTCTTGAATTCCCTTTCTCCGTGAACAGCAGAAAACCACCAAACCATTACCGCCGGATCGTTCAAGTAACTGTGCATCGTAGTAGGACTCTTGATGGTTTTCAGTCCGCGAAGCACCGCCTGACGGTTGTATTCCTCAAAGAGCTGCATATCGGTGTAGACAGGGAACTTGCTTCGGCGAAGCTTCAGCAGAAGAGCACCTTCGGCCTTTCCGATGCGGCGTGCGGCACTGTTGCCCAAGTTACCGCTAACCAGCACCACGTATCCCTCACGCTTGTAAGCATTGAACTTCTCACGCAATCGTGCCGGATTCTTCGGCAGTGTGTGACCTGTAATTTCGCGAAGACGCTCACAGCAGATCTGCACACTGCTCCATGTTTCCGCACGGCGGGCAAAGCCTCCTTTGGCGTGTTCCACACTGCGTGCCTTCTCCGTACGCACCATCTCGTTCATCACCTGGGCGTTCAAGATGTATTCCAGCTGTCTGGATGGCTCGATACGCGGCTCAAATTCCTTGAAGAACCGTACCGCTTCGGCATCGAACCGAATCTGTGTGTTGATGTACTTTTCCTGCTCACGCTGTTTCATTTCTTCGTATGCATTCTTGAATGTGTCATCGTATGCTGCACGGAGCCGTTCCGGCATGGAGCGGTAGGCAATCAGGGCCTCGCGTCCGTTACCTCCCCGCTGGAGGAGGGTAAGCTTGCCTTTACGTACATACTTGTCGTAAGTGGGCTTACTGATAAGTCCGCTCCCCACAAGTTCCGTAAAGCTGACGCATAATGTGTTTCCGTACATTTCCATGATTAATTCGTTAAGATTGTAGTCCGGCTCCGGGACTTGAACCCGGACGGCAGCCGCTTCACTCCTTCTTTTTACCATATTCCCAATTCCTATTGAAAACAGCCCAATATGTCAAATTACAGTCGTTATCCTGAATGTGTGAAGTTCTGCAAGCCGTGTGTGATTTATTCCTTTTTCTGTGCTTCCCGCTTCTTTATTTCTTCATCCATCCATTCCTGGTATTCTTTATCCTCCTTGTCCATCCGTATTGCAGCAGGTATGAGTGCAAGGCAGAGGCAGGTTGTTATAATCAGGTTCATTGTACCGTCTGTCAGCCGGTTCAGTATGGCTGCTGCCAGTATCAGCAGCAGATAGCGTGTGGTTGTATTGATTCGTTTCATGATTCAATGGTTTTGAGTTTGGTGCCATCCCTATTCTCGCGAACCGGAATAGCAATGAGCAATCATTTATGCAGTTGGTTGATGTCTTTCTCTTTTCTTAATTTCCTCAAACAGTTGTGCCTGCATCTTTATCAGCATGCAAAACTCTTCATCTTGAATAGCTTCGCGAAATCCTCTGTCGCCTTTTACCAAGTCTATCAGTCCGCATACATGTTCAAGCTGGGATTCAATGTTCTTAAAGGAGTATTTTGTAAAATTCATACAGATTATTTTAAAGGTTAATAACTTCCTCATACGGGTTTTCCAATTTCTTCAGCTCGTAGAGTTCCGCTCCGTGATTCAAGGCATACGAGCGGATAAGTCTTGCTGTAGGACTTTTAGTGTCGTATGCCAGTGCGGCATCCACTGTACGGGTTGTAACATTTAGTTTCCGGGCGATTTCTTCTTTCAGCTCTCGGCTTGCTTTGATGAGTTTTCTTGTTTCTGCCATTTCGTTATTGATTTATTTAGTTATGAAATCTACCATGTATTCTCTCTGGAAAGATCCATCTTCATGAATGTGTTCCGATAACCAACGAGATGTCATTTTCCGACTTTCTTCCTCATCAAATGCCAATTCTTCCGGTTCAGGAAGTGTCTCAGTGTTTTTAATCATTCTCGTTAATTCTTCATATACCTCTTTTGGTATTTTTGCATTACTTAAGCTTACCTTATAAGTCACCTCCACCACAAGTGCTCTAACGGCGATGTTTTCCGATACGTTTTCATTGATTTTATCCATAATTTGCGTTTTTAAATATTATTTTCTACCTTTAGGGCGTCTTCGGTATTGAAGACTCTGCAAATATCGAAACATATTTCGAATTAAACAAGAAATACTCGAATTATTTTTCGATTTAATCTAAAAACAATAGGTATGAACGAAACTATTTTCGACAGAATCTCTACTATCGTAGAAAAATTTGGAAATGGAAAAAACACAGTATTCGCCTCATTAATAGGAGTTAGCGAAGCTAATGTAAGGAATTACAAAAACGGAGTAATGCCTAAAGCTGACTTTTTGGAGAAAATCGCAAGAAGTTTCGATATAAATATAAATTGGCTCCTTACAGGCGAAGGCAACATGCTCCGTACGGAGTCTGGAAAGGAAGAAAACATACCGGTAGCCCATCCATCCGATTCGCCCATGGAGGGCATCCCCTTGATTCCCATCAGCGCAATGGCAGGAACATTCACCGGTGAACAGACCGTACTGGAATACGAATGCGAACGCTTTGTTGTTCCCACATTCAAGGGAGCCGAGTTCCTGATCAGCGTGAAAGGAAGCAGCATGTATCCTAAATATAACAGCGGAGATATTGTAGCCTGCAAGCGTTTGCCGATGGATGAGCTTTTCTTCCAATGGAATAAAGTATATGTATTGGATACAGATCAGGGCCCCCTTATCAAACGGGTAAAGCCCGGATCCGACAAAGAACACGTCCTCATCGTATCGGACAATGAACGTTACGAGCCATTCGAATTACCTTTGGACAGGATTTATCATGTGGCCCTGGTTATCGGGGTTATACGGCTGGAGTAAGCTGTAATATTATAGATGTAGTGAAATAACCAATATTTAAATGCTGATTAAGATGAATAAAAATTTGGCTAAACAACTGGACGATATTCTGAAATTATTCCCATCAGACAACTATACAACAGTTATTAAGACACATGACGAATCTGAATTTAATACTGTCTATAGTTTGCTTGGCATCTTACAGAACGACGGCTATATTAGAATATTAGGAAGTCAATTTGAAATGCCTATAATGCTCACTCCAAAAGGGAGATTATTTGTAGATAACGGAGGATATTCAGCCGTTATAGAAGCTGAAATGAAACGTGAAGAAGAAAATCGCAAACAAAGAGAAGCAGAAGTGTTAAGGCGGCTTGAAGAAGATAGAAAAAAGAAAAAGTTCTACAAATCCGCATCATGTATCTTACTGATAGCCTCAGTTTTATACCTTTTAATTACCAAGGATTATAATTCTTATTGGGCTTATTTAGGAACCCTCATTAGTCTGATTGGTCTTTTTAAGTAATGAAATTTCCTCTTTCAATTTTTGATTCTCCATTTTGAGGCGTAAAATTTTAAGCCCAATGCTGTCTAACAGATGGTCGTCTGTGTTATAATAAGGGGAAATATTATCAAGAGTAAGCATGGCCAGAAACTGATTGGCTGCTGCCTTATACAAAGCCGCATCACGATGATCATCCAGTATTGTACGAATCAGATTCTTTCCCATATCCTTAAAAATAAGCTCCCGGACTTTCACCGGGAGCGTTCACCTTAAACCAAATACCTATAAAAACGCAAATTCACAAAAGTATTGGGGCAGAACCCGGACTCGAACCAGGGACAAAACAGCAGGCGTCCAGTACTGTTTGCTCTACCTTCTGAGCTATTCTGCATCATTTCTACACGCACACACACGTTTTCACCGTAAAAATACGCATTATCACCCAAACCGACACTATAAATCAGTACTTTACGTTAATTTTGCAGCGTAATCAATCCGAAAATATATAATACTATCCATACCAAAATAACGACTAAAACAGCTTAATCACATACACAGAAAGTAATCTCTTATCTAATACATGGTCGGGAAACTGTTAAAAAGGTATGCCCAACTTTTTATTTTTTGCATAAAATGAATAAAAAAGGGTATGCCCAACTAGTATGCCCAAAGGTATGCCCAACCCCTTTTTTAACATTTAAGAGAGGGATTTTGAAACCGCTTGTTTTTCCTGTCTAAATGGGCACTTAAACAGATTTCTAAACGCCTAAACAGATATGAAAAAGGCCGAAATAAGCCTTTACAGCCTATTCCAGCCCCGTTTAGGTGATATTTATAGGGTGATGTAACAAAAACGTATTTAAAGCCCGCGTTTAGGCCGTTTAGATGTAAAGCCGATGTAAAGTAATGTCACATTTCGTTTTGCGTTCGCATGAAAGCCCGTATTCGTTTAACTTGCTGATAAACAAACTGTAACAACATTTTTGCCGCCGTTCTATCTTACACAATTCGTTCTGATGCCCCTAGATCAACGTATTCTCAACTATTGCTTCAACAGCTCTCATATTCAATCAAACACCTAGCACTATATTAGCATCAATATTTAATTTTTGGCTTATTTCACGAGCAACCTTCAAAGTAGGTTCACATTTACCGGATATATAATCGCTCAATCGGGAAGGGCTAACACCAATTAATTCAGCCAGCGCTTTTTGGTTAAGCCCCATTTCATACATACGGAGTTTGAGAACATCAACAAGGGTTGGTTCTCCCAGTGCAAAATGTTCTTCTGAATAGTCAGCAACAAGGTTAGAAAGTAATTCCAACTCTATGCTATTTGGGTCATCGAGAGGGGTTTCATCTGTAACCAGCGGAAGTAATTTCTCAACCCTTTTTACAGCCCAGTCGTATTGAGCTTTTGTTTCTATCTTTGTCATAGTTCTTTGGTAATCGGTAACCGCCGATTCGGTTTAATTATAAAACTGAACAATCAGCTATTCTATCATATTCAGTATGAGTGCCAATGAAACGAATATAAACAAACTTTATAGTGAATCTTATCACAACAATCAGCCTGTAATTATTTCCTTTAATATTGAATACATAATGTTGGTTACCCACATTATCAACACTATTGAAGGTCTTTTTTACGTCTGCAAAGCAAGTCCATTCGCTTTTCTTGACTATGGTAGTCCATTCTTGTAAAGCTACCTTTGCATCAGGATGCGTCTCTGCATATTCCTTTATAGCTTGTTCTGTAAATATTCTCATTAGATTCACTCATTTGTCATATTGCAAAGGAGTTGCAAATCAACTCGCAACTCACTGATTATTATTATATTATTATATATCGTTTTCGCATTTGCAGTTTTCTTGCAGTTTTTCGCTATTTTCCTGCTCGCTCTTCACCTTTGACTTGACCCGGTCGGCATCCCAGCCGTCAGCGAAAAATGAGCCTTTCCCGGTAAGCAGCCACACCGGGGACACCATGTAGTCGTTGGCAAGATATTCCAGCCACGCCACCTGAAATATGTCCCGTCCCGGCTCTTTCTCCAGTGAGTACATATTTCTGCGGTTTATCCCGTACCGTGTGGCGAAAGTTTGTTTGCCCCGGATAACCTTGTTCTCAATCAAAATCTGCAACGCATCAAAGAAGCGTTTTATTATGACTTGGCTTTGTCCTGTCTGCATAGTTCCTCCTGCTTTTTATATGCCGCTGCAAAGCGGTCGTTGATTTCCTTGTTTCTCTTTTCAAGCAGCGCATTCCACTTGTTTATGCTCTGCAAATCAAACTGGCAGTTTCCCTCCGTGACCTCCCGGAGTTCATCGGGGGTCATAACAGGCATATACTTCTCAATCTCCAGCAGCCGGGCAAGGCGTTTCCGCACTTCATCAGCAGCAGAGGTTATCATTGCTCCCTCCCCAAGCAACAGCCACCGGGCATTAAGTTCTGGGAACTTTTCAAGCAGGGAAACTATCGGGCGTATGCCGATGCCGCTCTCCCCTTTTGTCAGCCTGTTGAGGTACTGGGGCGACCAGCCCATAATCTCGGCAAAGTCCGCTTGCTTGCCGGAGGTCTTGTATTGTATGATGTCAAGTAACCGCTCGTGTATCATTGTATATTTGAATAGATGTCTTCAACTAAGTTTCTCATGTTCTCTAATTCCGATTTAATCTCACCTTGATTGTCTGCTGGCTTAAGGCAAGCAGAAAGCCCGTCTATAGCCTCGAAAGCCCGTGCCGCAGCCTTGTCTATTCTCGTACCGCTTACCCTTTCTACTTTGCTGAACAGGGCGACCTCGGCAAGGGCGACCCGGAGGGCGTTGCGGTTGATGAACTCGTAGCAATCTCTACGGGCAGATAATATGTTGCCATCTATCTTTAGCGGCATCCCCATTCGCACCTGAACCGCTGCCCAGTCCTGAAACTCGCATACATCACGGACACGCCCGATGAAAGTCTTAGCTACATTTGTCGTTTCAAGCAGGTGCATACTTTCATTGTATATGCGTATTCGGTTAGGGGCTTCCACGCTGAACGCTGCAATATCCGGCTGATGCTTTTTCTTGTGGCTTGCTTGAAAAAATGCAACAGCAAAGACAAACGCTAAAAATAATAGGACATATATCATTTCCCGAAATTCTCAATAATTGATAGGAGGCGGTCGATTTGCTCTTGGCTCTTGCTCAACTGCTCCGACTGCCTCTTGATAATTTCCAAATAGTCTTTCTCGGTTTTGTTTACGGTTACGGAATGTCCCTGTATGTTATCTCCATTCTGATTGTTCTGAATGACTTTGGGATTCAACATTTCGCCCTCTCCATACAGCAACCATTCTCTATTAAGTTCGGGGAACATTGTTAGAACATTGTTCAATTTATCAGTTCCAAAACCTTTCCGCATGGACGAAATATAGCCGTTTGAGAGACCGCAAAGTTCCTCAAATTTCTTCACCGTAATGCCCTTGTACTCTATAAATGAGTATGTTCTTTCTTTAATCGTCATATTTTCAATCTATTAGCACGTTGTTCTAAATTATTTTAGAAAAAAGTTCCGAAATTATTTTGTAATGTCGGAACAATTCTCTAATTTTGCATCGTGTTTCTAAACTGGTTTATAAAACGGTTTCAAAAATACAAATAAAATTTAAAGTAAACTAAAAAGTTGAGCAGAAAATATGATTATAGCAACATTTTGGAAATCGGACTTCACTGGGGACAACCTCGGACAGCTTCGGGAAATCCTAAAACAATACGCTGTAAAAGGCATTGGATGCTGGTTCAAGGATAAGACAAATTTCATTCAGGCTTGCTTGCCTGGTGAAGATAGTTACGAGTGGATAATGGAACACGTTGCCAACTATGGCGACCCCTCTCTGAATAAATAACTTAAAAAGTAGATAGATATGATTGATGTAAGAACACCCATTGAAAAGGCAAGGGACGAGCGGAACAAACGTATCTGCAATAGTTTCTTGAAGCTATCTAACGAAATGCCGGATTGCAGACCGCATCGCATCTTCGGGCTGATAGCGGAAAGTGTGGGAATGACCATTCCCGGAGTGAAAAAGATTATCATTGATAACGGTCTGTATCAATGTAAGAGCAACAAGTAAACCAATTAGATTACGCTATGGATATGTTTGAGAAAATCGGAAGTTGGTTTCAGGTAGTGGCATCAGTATTCTTTGTGCTGTTCTCGCTATTTCAAATCGTTAGAGCATTGTTTATGCGCTCGGAAGTATTCTACATTGTCTGCTTTGCGGCTATGCTGTTCCTCTCCTACGGATTGCTGCACCTCTCGGTCGCAGAACTGAAAGAACTGAAAGGAGGCAAGAAATGATTACATCCATTGAGCCACAAGTAAGCGACACGGGCAGGTACTCCGTAACTGAAACCTGTAACGTGCTGGGCATCCACCGCAACTCCCTCCGCAAGTACACTGAGCAGGGACTAATCAAATGCGGCTTCCGAAAACTGACGGCACGGAAGTTCTACGCAGGTCGTGAGATACTTAAATTTTGGAGGTCGCAACTATAAGAAACAACAAACAGCCGCAAGGCATAAAATTTTAGAGATATGAGCGAAATTATCGAAATCAAGCAAGCGGAAGTCTTGCAGGCTATCAATCGCAGCGAGATTGATATGCAGGTATCAACGGCAAAGCAGTACCCTCGCAACCTGCCGGAAGTTCTTAACAAGATTGCGACCTACGCAACTATGGACACTGAAACAGCCTCTGACTGTTTCTATGTGCTTCGCAGAGGCGGTCAGAACGGAAGCAATACCATTGAGGGGTTGTCCGTCCGTATGGCTGAAATCATTGCTGGGGCGTGGGGAAACCTCCGTGTTCAGACACGCATCATCGGCAATGACGGCAAGACGGTAACAGCGCAGGGCATCTGCCACGACCTCGAAACCAACGTAGCCGTGAGCGTTGAGGTCAAGCGCAGAATTACCGACAAGTACGGCAAAACTTTTTCGGAGGATATGCAGGTGGTTACGGGTAATGCTGCCAGTGCGATTGCTTTCCGTAATGCCGTCTTGAAAATCGTGCCTAAAGCTGTTACCAAGCGAGTAATTGCCGATGTCAAGCAAGTTGCGCTCGGTCAGTCCCTCGACCTCGAAACAAGCCGTCAGAACATGATACAATACTTCGCTAAACTCGGAGTGTCAGAGGAACTTCTGCTTGAATATCTCGGATTGAAGAAGCGTGAGGAAATCGACAAGGAGGCAGTGTTTGAACTCCGTGCTACCGCCAACGCTATCAAGGAGGGAACGACCACCGTTGAGGAAAGTTTCATGAAGCCTATTCAGGAGAAGCGACAAGCTGCCGAAGCAAAGAAGAAGTCGGAGGAAGCCAAGGAAAAGGCTTTGGCGGCTCAAAAGCGACAGGGCAAGACGAAGAGTGACGATGTGCCGGAAAATGTCGATAAGGAAACAGGAGAAATTAAACAATAATATCAACCGGGGCGCAAGCTCCACAACAACATCAAAATTATGACAGAAAATTTGAAATCAGCCATTGAGACTTGGCAGAATGAAGAGGGTAAAAAACGTGAAATCTTGGTAATTGCAATCGAAGAAAAAGAACGCAATGAGGAGGAAACAAAGTGCAAAACTTCTGTTGCCGTAATGGGTAGTGGAAAACTCCTTGTTGAAGCCGTGAAGCGAACAAAGATGGATGGCGGTGTAGCCGCTAAAATCTTCCGTGATGCTGATATGAGTATGTTACTTGAAAAACTTTGCAGATAATATGAGCTACACAATCATCAGACCAAAAGACCGCCAAGAGTGGTTGAAACACCGTGAGAGCGGTATCGGTTCATCGGAAGTAGGAACAATCCTCGGCTTGAACCCGTTTGAAACCCCGTATCAGTTATGGCGCAGGAAAATGGGGCTGGACGCTCCGAAGCAAGAGAACTTCGCAATGAAAGCCGGGCATTACCTCGAAGATGCCGTAAGCCTTTTCTACCGTGATGAGACAGGCAAGGAGATTATCAAGGCTTCCGCTGGGGACTGGCTTATAGTAAATAACGAAAAGCAGTACCTGCGTGTGTCCCCTGACCGCACGTTTTGGATACCGGGCAGACCCAAGTCAGACCGCAACAAGGGTATCTTGGAGTGCAAGACAACACAGATGGAGGTCGATGCGGACAGCCTGCCGCAGCACTGGTTCTGCCAACTCCAGTATCAGTTGGGCGTTGCAGAACTGGAACAGGGTGCGCTTGCATGGCTCACTATGGGGCGTGAGTTCGGCTACCGTGATATGATGTTCGACAAGGAATTTTACGACTACATGATTGAGGAGGTTGATAAGTTTTGGACTGACAACATCGTGGGCAAGCAAGAACCGCTCCTTTCCAGTGTTGAAGATGTCCTCCTGAAGAACCCAAGACACGTTGTCGGCAAGAGCGTGGAGGCAGACGATGAACTGATTGCCATGTGTTCAGAACTAAAGACCATCAAGGAGGAACTTGGAGGGCTTGACAGCCGCAAGAAAGAACTTGAAAATACCATCAAGATGGCTATCGGTGATGCGGAGGCTCTTGTTGCTCCCGGAGTGAACAAAGCAAAGCCAACCATCCTCGCCACATGGAAAGCGGCAAAGGACAGCACGAAGTTTAACGAAAAGCAGTTTGCAGCAGACAAACCGGAACTCTACGCAAACTACCAGTATCAAGTTCCCGGTTCACGTAGATTTTTGCTCAAATAATGGAAGAGAACCTGTACGGAAGCCTATGCCTGACGGACATTCCAAAAGAACTTATCACGGTCGGCAAGAACGGCAAGAAGTACCTCAATATCGTGGTAAACAAGCGCAGAGAGGTATCGCAGTTCGGAATGACCCACTATGTCAAGGCTCACTGCAAAAAGGAGCAGCAGCGTGAGGGCGTGAACTACTACATTGGGGAATTGAAGCCAAGCAGTTATCAGAACAATAACGCTACGGGAGCGCAAGGTGCTTCCACCGCTTCCGGCAATGAGGATGATTTGCCATTCTAAAGTCCGAAGATATGCACATGATAAGCAACCAGCAGCGGCAAGATGTTATTGACTTCCTGACCTCATTTATCGAGTTGACAGCCGATAAGGGCAGCAATCGGGTGTATAACCTCAAACGCCGTGCTGGATTGCTTGTCAGGAAGTTAAAAGACAACAAAGAAATTGATTATCAACTTGTAAAACGATTAAAAGATGAACTCAAAAAAGATTGAAATCGAAGTGCCTAACGGCAAGAAGCCCGAATGGGTAAACGGAGTGCTAACACTCGTGGACGAGAAGCCCCAAAACGTAATGGAGCGTGTCAAGACATTCAAGGATGCCTGTAATGAATTAGGCATTGAGCATGACAAGTGGGTGCAGGACAAGAAAGACCTCGGACTTGAAGCCGATGTAATCGCCTACCTGAAACTGCGCATCATCGCAGCGGCTCTCAACGAGGGCTGGAAGCCCCAGTTCACTACGGATGAATACCGCTATTTCCCGTGGTTCTACCTCTATACCCAGTCGGAGATTGACGAAATGAGTGAGGAAGAGAAAAGCCGTGTGGTGTATCGGTCGGACGGCTATGCGAATGCGTATGGCGGTGTTGCGTATGCGCTCACGTACAACGATTCATCGGACACGAGCACGGGCATTGGTTCTCGGCTTGCCTTCAAGACAAGTGAACTTTCGGAATACGCAGGTCGCCAGTTCGTTGAGATTTGGGCTGATTATGTTTTCAAGCCGGAGGAAGAGAAATAAGATTACTAACCGGGGCGGCAATTCCGCTGCCCCATAAATTCAATTCAATATGGATAAAGTTTTAGGACAAGAGTACGAGGGAAAGGCAAGAATTGACTTTCTGCGTGACAACTGCGATGCGGTCGAGGATTTGGGCTACACGAAGCAGCTTCCGAATGAGGAAATCGAGGCACTGAAAGACCGCCTTGTTGAGAACAACATCCAACTGCGTGATGTCCGTGCCGACAAGAAAGCCGCCAACAAGGAGTTCAACGACCAAATCAAGCAGTTGGAGGAGAGCAACGATGAAGTAACCGGGAAACTGAAAGCCAAGAGTGAGTTTGTCACGGAGGCTTGCTTCAAGTTCGTTGACACGGAAACCCGTGAAGTGGGCTACTACAACCGTGAGGGCTTGCTTGTTTACTGCCGCCCCGGTCGCCCGGAGGAAATGCAGAAGAGCATGTTTTCCCCGGTTTTGAGAACTGGCACTGAGGGCTAATCAACCAATTTATAAACATTCAAAATTACATCAAAATGGAACAGAAAATCAAAGAAGAAGTAAAGAAGCAGATTGCTGAAATGGTAGCCAACGGACTTCCTGCTGGCGTGGGTGAAATCGTTATCCGTGAGGGTAAGGCAGTGGAACTGAAAGAGCCTGTCAAGGTTAAGATACAGGGTACGATTGATGCCGCTGCCCGTTGGCTGGAAACACGTTTCGACTGCATCAAGGAAAAGACCTGCCACGTGATTGTGAACCGTGAGCAGTTGACAATCGCCCTGCAGTGCAACGAGAATAACCACTACGGCACTCTCGTTGTTGGCTCTCTGACCCTCTCCCCGGAGTACAAGCGTTTCGGCATCAATGAGGGAGAGTACATCACCAATTTTGAAATGGCTGAACTCATCAAGATGAACCGCTCATTCTTCGAGAACAAGTCAGTCGCCATGAAGCTGGTAACGGACTTGCAGAACTTCAAGGCAAAGGTCGATAAGGAGATTGAGCAGAGCAACAACAACCGTGGCGACAGACGCATCCTGATTAACCAGGCTGTGGAACACAATCTGCCGGAGGCGTTCACCCTCATTCTGCCCATCTTCAAGGGAACTGCCAAGCAGACAATCGCTGTGGAGGTGTACGTGAACCCGTCCGACTTCTCCTGCACACTCGTTTCCCCGGAGGCAAACGACCTCGTGGAAGAAATGCGTGACCGTGAGATTGATGCCGTGCTGGAGCGCATCAAGGAACGCTGTCCGGACATCGTGATTATCGAGCAGTAAACGAGCCGTGAACTAAACGGTAGCCGTAGGGCTGGACTTTGACAGCGATTGCAGGTTTGACCCCTGCCTACGGCACTAATTTAGACAACAATATATGTATCAGTTAAGAGATTATCAACAACAGGCTTCCGATGCCGCAGTGTCGTTCTTTCAGCGGAACGACAAGAAAAACGGTATCATTGTGCTTCCAACGGGCGCAGGGAAAAGCCTTGTCATTGCAGATATTGCCGCCCGGCTTGATGCCCCGGTGCTGATATTCCAGCCCTCAAAGGAGATATTGGAGCAGAACTACGAGAAACTTTGCTCCTACGGTGTTTTCCATGTCGGGATATTCTCGGCTTCATTCAACCGCAAGGAGGTTCAGAAAATCACCTTTGCGACCATAGGGAGCGTAAAGAACTGCAAGGACTATTTCAGGCGTTTCCGCTACGTTATCATTGACGAGTGCCACTATGTCAATGCAGAGGCAGGAATGTACAAGGACTTCATCGAAACAATCCAGTGCAAGGTTTTAGGACTGACGGCAACCCCGTACCGCCTTTACTCAAACAGGTTCTACGGTTCAATGCTCCGTTTCATCACGAGGACGAACCCAAGAATTTTCAATGATGTGCTTTACCACGTGGACGTGAAAACGCTCCTGAACCGGGGCTACCTCGCCAACATGAACTATTACCAGTTGAACGTGGTAGATACCAGCCGACTGAAAGTAAACAGCACCGGGGCTGATTATACCGATGCCAGCGTAAGGCGATACTATCGGGAAATCAAGTTCAACGACACGTTGGAGAACATCATCCAGCGGCTCTTGGTAGCCGGGAGGACTTCGATACTGGTGTTTACCCGGTTCATCGAGGAAGCGGAGTATGTGGCGAGGAACTGCGGTGCTTCTGCGGCAGTCGTAAGCAGCGATACGAGCAAGGCAGACCGTGAGGCAATACTTCGGTTGTTCAAGCAGAAAAAAATCAGCGTAGTGGCAAATGTGGGTGTCCTGACAACGGGTTTCGACTTCCCGGAACTTTCCACCGTGGTACTTGCCCGACCGACTATGTCGCTGGCTCTGTATTATCAGATGTGCGGCAGGGCTATCCGTCCGTACAAGGATAAGGTCAGTTGGGTGGTTGATTTATGCGGAAACTACAAGCGTTTCGGCAGGGTTGACGAGTTGATGATGCGGCAGACAAAGCCGGGTATATGGGCTGTATTCTCCGGGTATAGGCAACTGACGAATGTTTACTTTAGAAAATAAGTTAGCGATATGGCATGGATTAAAATATACAATAAGTTTCTGCAATGGGAATGGTTCGATATTGCAGAAATGGTGCAGTTGTTCCTGTATCTATTGCTGAACGCAAACTACAAGGATGTTGTTTGGAGGGGCGTTACCATAAAGCGTGGTCAGTTGATAACCAGCCGTGATAAAATGTGCAAGGATTTACGACTGACAGACCGTAAGATAAGGACGTGCCTTTCACGACTGAAAACGACTGGCGAAATATCCATCAAAGCGACCAACAAATATTCGGTCATAACTATTTGTAAATATGATGAATACCAAAGTGATGATGTTATCAATCGACCAGCAGAAAGACCAGCAGAGCGACTAACAAACGACCTGCAAACGACCGACAAAACGACCAGCCAAACGACCACAAGTACAGAAGTAAAGAATATAAGAAGTAAAGAATATAATATCAAAGATATTAAGCAAGAGAGTGGGTCTAACGACCAACTTTCTTCTGCCTCTGACGAGGCACAAGCCGTTGAGCCGGAAAAGCCCAAAGCAGAGAAATTGCCATTTAAGGACATAAAGGCTATGTGGAATGAAACCTGCACGGGCTTCCCGAAATTGTACACGCTCTCCGAACCACGTAAAAACAAGATGCGCATCCGCATTGCGGAAATGGGCGGCTTGGAAAAGGCTCTCCCGTTGATTAAGCAGATTTTCGAGAAGATGCAGCAGAGCAAGTTCCTGAAAGGCGACAACAAGCGAGGCTGGAAAGCATCTTTCGACTGGCTTTTCGAGAACGACAAGAACTGGGTCAAGGTCTATGAGGGAAATTACGACAACAAGCCCGAACAGGCTGCTGCCAAGAGATATAATGCTAACAACAGAAATTGCAATGACGAATGGAAGTAACGAAAAACATCAAGGACAAGAACGGTAACGAGAAAACCGTGAAAGTGCAGACCCCGAAAATTGACCTCATTCTGAATGCAATCCGGGAAAGGGGCTTGTTTGCGCAGATAACCCGTTATCAGTACCTCGACTACGACATGGAGGAGGAAATGCAGATAATTGAGGCAATCGGCAAGAGCCGCACCCCGTATTTCGTGATTGACGATGAAAACCGCTTCACGTATGAGAACTTCATACGCTGGTGCCGCTGCGACACGAAGATGCAGTGCCTACACCCCGAAACATCGCAGGTGATACCGGGAAATCTCAGGCACGGCATCTACATAGCCGGGGCGACTGGCACGGGAAAGTCTTGGTGCTTGGATATTATGCAAGCGTATTGCCGGGTAATGGGTTTCAAGGTGAAATATGTCGAGGAACGGGACACCTGCCCATTGTCGTGGAACTCCGTCCGTGCCGATGCCCTCTGCGACACCTATACCGAAACCGGGGACATACGGAGGTTCAAGCAACGCAATATCCTTTCCGTGCAGGACTTCGGCAGCGAGCCGCTGGAGTCGCTTTATATGGGCAACAGGTTGGAGGTGATGCGCTCCCTGATTGAGTACCGGGGCGACAGGTCGGACTGCCTCACGCTGATTACCACCAACCTAAAACTGGGAGGCGACAAGCTGCTTAACCGCTATGGCGACCGTGTAGCAAGCCGATTAAGCGAAATGTGCAACTATTTCGAGATACGGGGAGAAGACCGCAGGAAGTGGCGAAATCTTGCGCCTAATGCAACGAAAAAGTAAAAAGCAACGAATGTTCCAAGCGAGCGTATTTAGTTGCGCTCGCTTGAGATTTGAAGAAAATAACAATCCACAACAACAATGGAAGAGATTAAAATCAAAAGAGAAGCGTATGTAAAACGCATTAAGGAGTTGGAGCAGGAAGAGAGTGCAGCCAGTTCTGAACAAGAACGAAAGAAGATTGCCCGGAAGAGGAGGTACGTTGAAAACAAGTTGTTCCGGCTCAACCTCCCGGTGGAGCAGCGGCAGGACTATATGGTGAAAATCCGCTTTGTGTTCGAGGGTGAGGCGAAAGTGTACGCAACCTCAAAGGAGGAGGCAAAGCAAATCGTGAAAGATAGTTTCGGGATGCGCTGCGGTGAAATCCATGCGAGCGCACCTAACATCCTCGACTGGGATATTGATATGACACCTAACAAGATTGTAAAATGAAAAAGTTATTATACATAGACCTCTTTTGCGGTGCTGGTGGAACTTCCACGGGCGTAAATTCCGCACGATTGAACGGTGAGCAATGCGCTGATGTGATTGCTTGCGTAAACCACGATGCAAATGCGATAGCCTCCCACGCTTCAAACCACCCCGATGCGCTGCACTTCACGGAGGACATCAGGACGCTTGAATTGTCCCCACTTGTAGAGCATCTGAAAAAGTGCCGTGAGGACAATCCCGGTGCGCTGGTAGTCTTGTGGGCTTCACTTGAATGTACCAACTTCTCGAAAGCAAAGGGAGGTCAGCCAAGGGATGCCGACAGCCGGACACTTGCCGAACATTTGTTCCGATACATCGAAGCCATAGCCCCGGACTATATTCAGATTGAGAACGTGGAGGAATTTATGAGTTGGGGTGAGGTGGACGAGAACGGCAAGCCCGTGTCTATGGATAAGGGCAAGAGTTATACCCGTTGGGTGCGCAAAGTAAAATCATACGGTTACAGGTTTGACCACCGCATACTCAACGCTGCTGATTATGGTGCATACACAAGCCGGAAACGCTTTTTTGGCATCTTCGCAAAGGGTGGCTTGCCTATTGTCTTCCCACGTCAGACCCACGACAAGAACGGGACAAATACGCTGTTCGGCTCTTTGGCGAAGTGGAAGCCCGTCAAGGATGTTCTTGACTTCGCAGACGAGGGCAAAACGATATTCAGGGATAAACCGTTGTCGGAAAAGACACTGGAGCGTATATATGCTGGGCTGGTAAAATTCATTGCAGGAGGCAAGGAGGCGTTTCTTGTTAAATACAATTCCATGAGCAGAACCGGGAAATATAATGCACCAGGTATTGATGAACCTTGTCCTACGGTGGCAACGCAAAATAGGCTTGGGGTCGCACAGGTCGCTTTCCTCTCAAAGCAGTACAGCGGACATCCTGACAGCAAGAACACCTCCGTAAACGAGCCAGCTGGGACTATCACGACCATAGACCACCATGCGTTTATATCGGCATACTACGGAAACGGGAATAACCATTCCGTTGAAATGCCCTCTCCCACCGTTACAACGAAAGACAGGTTAGCCCTTATTCGTTCAGAACAATTCATTGATATGCAGTACGGGAATGGTACGGCAGCTTCCGTGGATGTCCCGGCTAATACTGTAACGACCAACCCGAAATTCAACCTTGTAACGGTCAAACGCCACTACTTGATGAACCCTCAATACAAGAATGTCGGAGGCTCAGTCGAAAAGCCATGTTTCACCCTGATTGCAAGAATGGATAAAATGCCACCTTATCTTGTTACAGCGGAAACGGGCGAGGTGTTTATTGAAGTCTATTCAACTGATAGCCCGATGACGGCTAAAATCAAGGAGTTTATGGCTCTCTACGGAATTATCGACATCAAGATGCGTATGCTGAAAATACCCGAACTGAAAAAGATTATGGGCTTTCCCGAAGATTACGTGCTGGTAGGCTCACAGGCAGACCAAAAGAAGTTTATCGGCAATGCGGTTGAGGTAAACATGGCACGAGTTCTCTGCGAGGCTCTTTGCAAGACATTATCCAAGAACGAACTTAAAAAGGCAATATAATGGAAAATTCAAAAGAAAAACGTAGTTGCGCTGACTGCAAGTATTACGAAGAGTGTGTAAAAGGAAAATTCGGGAATGTCCCGGCTGATGCTTGCGACTTCTCCGATATAATTCACCACGAAACAGGAAGGGAGGCTGACGATGAGACAGATTAAATTCAGAGATAACCCCGAACTACTGAAAGGAGGCACAAAATGAGATACTCACTCCGAAACAAGCAGAAGATTGCAGCAGCTTACAGTGAGGACTACTTGAACAAACACATCATTGCGAGCCTCGATAAGTATTTCACCCAAAGTGATGAGCAGATAACGGACGATGCAATGCAGGAGTTTTTGAAAACCTCCAACGGGGCTGAATATCCCCTCTTACGGGTAAATGATGTTGCCGATGAAGAGGCGATGATTGAAGTTGCGGTAGTCGGTCAGCAGTACGATGTATTGAGGCTGGCATTTTTAGGACGGGTTAAAGGGTAAAGTTATGAAGCGCAAATTGATAGAATGGGCTGACAAATACGAGGTCGAGGGCTTTATAGCCAATGACCCCGTGCAGTTCCCCCGGAAGCACATAGGGAAACGAGCCGAAATCAGCGGTTTCATTACCTCTTGGCTCTCCTTTGGAAACCGCAAGGCAATCATCAAGGCGGCTGACTGGCTGGATAAGGACTTTTGCGATGACCCCTATTGCTGGCTAATGACGAAGCAGTACAACCTCTACTACAACGACCACAGGAAGTTTTACCGTTTCCTGTCCTACGATGATTTATACAGGCTGGGCGACCGCCTATACAGGCTGTATGAGGATTTTGAGCGTATGGAGGATATGGTAGTGGCTTGGTCTGATAAAACGCCCGTGCAAGCCCTCTCTGCCTACTTCAACGGCATCAACGGTATTCCCGACTACGACAAGGGCTCTGCCTGCAAGCGGCTCTGTATGTTCCTGCGGTGGATAGTTCGGACGGGTAGCCCGGTGGATATGGGCATTTGGCGAAAGGTCAGCCCTGATAGCCTTATAATTCCGCTTGATACGCACGTGCATAGAATGGCACTGGAACTTGGCTTGACGAGCCGGAAGCAAGCGGACATGAAAACGGCTGTTGAGATTACTAACGCAATGCGTGAGATATTCCCTAATGACCCGGCAAGAGGTGATTTTGCCCTGTTTGGGTATGGTGTTGAACATAAAAACAAGTGATTATGAAAGCAAGAGTTAAAGATACAGGCGAGGTCGTAGATGTTAGACCTTGCAGTGAACCCCTCAATGTACGCCTTGCATTCTACGAAACAGAGAACGGTCGTAAGTTTCCTATGTTTGCTCTTGAATTTGAAACAGAGATTGACTGGGAGCAGCGCAGGTACGAGATTGCAAAAGAACTTATGAGAGGCTTCGCTACTAATCCGCATAATATGCTTGTGGATGCAAAGATTGGAACATTGGCAGAATGGAGCGTAAGCGGTGCTAATGCTCTTATTGCGGAGTTGAAGAAAGGAGGTATGGAATGAGAAAATTATGCGCTATATGGCGAATACTATTTGCCGACAAATGGGCTGTTTTTACTTATGAACATGTGCCGGAAGACCCCGAATATATGACTGCTGATTATTTCAGGTGGAACATTTCGCATAAAGCAAAAGAAGCTGATAACTTCTATCAACTGATTAAGGATAAAATCAATGACATCGAAGAATATGAAAAGCATGAAAGTAATAACGATTAAACAGCCGTGGGCGAGCCTGATTGTGTCCGGGCTGAAAAACATAGAAAACAGGACATGGAAAACCAACTTCCGGGGACGTGTGCTTATTCATGCTGCAAAGACCCCGGTGAAGGAGGGCTGGAGTGCGCTAAACAAGGAGCAGTTGGATAAGGTGTCAGGACACAAGGATAAACTCTACGGAAGCAACGAGGACTTGCCAAAGGGCGCAATCATCGGCAGCGTTGAGATTGTCGATTGTGTTCAGAACCACCCATCACTATGGGCAGAAAAAGGAGTATGGAACTGGGTACTGGTTAACCCGGTCATGTTTCCCGAACCGATTACGGGCGTGAAAGGCAAATTGTCCTTTTGGGACTATGACGGGGAATTGCCACAGCCGAAGACGGAGAAGCCCCGGCAGCAACCGAAGATGCCCGACATTAAAGAGTTGCAGGAAAAGAAGTTCCGGGACGATGTTTCGGAAAGAACTCGCAAGATGATGGAACGGCTCACGCTGGACGAACAGATGCGTGTTTCTTTCGTTCCGCTCATCATCACTCACCTTGCTTGGGTGTACGCTGACAAGGCTATGGCGTGTGCTGCCCGTGACAAGGTCACTCTGCTAAAGAAGTTGAGCCGGACACTGAAAATGGTGCATCAGAAGTACAACGAGGAGTTGCGCAGGGAACTTGACTACAACCACCTGCAGAACGTAGTCAAGCAGACCGAAATGTGCATGGACGAGATAAGCCGGGACTTGACAATACTCTATTTCTCCGTAAATCAGGAGTTGAAGCGGAAAGTGCCGCAGTACGGCTTTGACGAGCAGCGGACATACGCTATTATTTCCACGCTGTTTATCGACCTGTTGAAGCAGCACAACCGGGATATGGATAAACTTCTTGCGGAGAAACTGAACGACCGCAACCTTGCTCCAAGCATCGTACCACCGCTCACCCAGCACCTCCACACGGGCATGGTCGCCTTTGCCGGGGTTGAGGGTAAATTTGACTATCGGGAACAGAATGTCGTAACGGCAATGAAAGTGATAAAAAACCGCATTGACAGCATCGAATTTTCCGTGTTCTGATACCCCGTTCGCAATGGGGAGGGGGGACTATAGGGGGGAGGGGGCGAAAAAATGCCCTCTCTTGTCTTGCCGTCCGAACATAAAAAATAATCACAAATGTGCAATAATAACGCATAAATAATTGAATATCAACAAAATATGATTAGAATACCATCAAAAAAGCCTATAAAGGTTGATTGTGTGGTCGGGATTGACCCCGATGTAGAAAAGTCAGGGTGCGCCTACCTCGAAGTGGCTACACGTAAGCTGGAAATTTCCACGCTCACCTTTCCTGACCTGTTAGACTTCCTGCGTTATATCAAAAGGCAGTCCGAAGTAACCCAAAAGAATGTCCGTGTAATCATTGAAGCTGGATGGCTGAATAAGGCTCACTGGCATCTGCTTCCCAAGGACACGAAACAGAGTGCAGCAGCAAAGGGGAACGCAGCCGGGCGCAATCATGAGGTTGGCAGAAAGATAGCCGAAATGTGCGAACACTGGCAGATACCCTACGAATTGATAAAGCCCCTTGCCCTGAAAGTCGGGGGTGTAAATCTGTGGCAGGGAAAGGACGGAAAGATAACGCAGGAGGAACTTTCAGCCTTTACCGGGATAATGGGCAGAACGAACCAAGAGGGGCGTGATGCGGCTCTAATCGCATGGGAATGGAGCGGCTTACCTGTGAAAGTTGTGAGAAAATCAACTAAAAAATAGATGTTTTTCCATTCAAACGCTTATAATACAAACATATTTGTGTAACTTTGCGCCAAAAGAGTAAACTAAAAGATTTATAAATAATGAAAGTAGAACAGGTAAAACTCTCACAAGTGAAACTCAACGGGGACAACCCCCGTACCATCACCAAAGAGAAATTCGGCAAGCTAATCAACTCAATCCTTGTGCTGCCAAAGATGCTGGAGTTGCGCCCAATCGTTGTGGACAACAAGATGTGTGCCCTTGGCGGTAATATGCGCACGGAGGCATTGCGAGCAATCGCAAAGATGAGCGCAGGGGATATTTCCAACAGGCTCTTGACTATAGCCGACTTTGTGGAGAAGTCAGATGGCGAGCGCAAGGTGCTTGTCGATTACTGGGAAAAATGGCTGGAGAAGCCGACAGCCCTTGTTATCAACGCCAGTGAGTTATCCGCATCGGAGCGCAAGCAGTTCATGATTAAGGACAACGCAAGTTTCGGTCAGTGGGACTTCGATGCCCTTGCCAACAAGTGGGATGAAGCCAAACTTGGCGACTGGGGACTTGATGTGTGGAACGCTAACCCCACCGCCTTTACCCCTATGGGCGCAACCCCGTCCCCGGCACAACCTACCCCGGCTATGCCTGATGCAAGCGAGGAGGACAACCCAGCGGATGCCTTTCAGGATGCGCTGCCCCCGGAATTGCAGGGCGTTGACATTAACCCGGACACCCTGCCTAAGATTGAGGGAACGGATGAAACGGCTATGGAGCGTGTTATCATCGTGTACCCCAAAGAGCGTCTGCCGGAGTTGGCACAACTTCTCGGTATGCCGTCCATTGACAAGGTCGTGTACCGTCTTGAAGAGATTATCCCCTCAATAGAGGGTGCAGAATAACGTACTTGCCCTATGGATTACGCAGAGTACATACAATACCACATGGGAGGCGATGCCGGAGTTGAGGAGAAAATGATTGCCTCACTTTCGGCACACTTCCATTTGTCACGCTGGAACAGCTTCCGGCTTGTATATTACTACGCTACAACGTACCATATCCCCAGCGCATTGATGCTCCTGCGCAACCACAATACACCGAAAGGCGAATTAAAGTTTAGAACCGACCGCAGGTATGTCCGCATTGGTGACACTTTTGACCGTATTATGCAGAACTTGAACCCCGGTATGCTGGAGCAACTTGACCGGGCGCAGACCACAACGGAGCAATACAACATCGTTACATCGTGGTACTTCTTCGGGCGGTACGCTGCTTTCCTCTTTCTCGAAGTGTGGGCAAAGGTCAGCGGAAAGCAAATAATTGACGACCTCGCACTTAAATTCGAGCGAAAGGAAAACTATACAAGGGGTGCTGAGATAGTTGCGAGAACGCAAAATCGGGGAAAATTAACGCAGTTCATAGAGGATGCCAAACGTGATACTGGGGACAACGTGTTTGCCCTCGAAACAAGCCTGTGTGCCGTTGAGAAAATTCGCAAGGGGACACGTTGGAACGGCTTTTACACCGAAAGGCTGTTGGAAGACATCAAGGGCTGCGAGTGGGAAAACCTCATTGTCAGTTTGCTATGAAAAAGTGCGTGTTCATAACGGGTACAAATTGTTCCGGCAAATCCTCTTTGGCGTGGGCTATCATAACGAGATACGGAGGTGTTGACCGAATAACTAACGATGTTTCATACTGCAAGGAGGGCATCATCTGCTTTGCAGGAAGATACGGAGAAACGAGATACGGAGGTGTTGACCGAATAACTAACGATAAAGGCTCTTCCTGTACTTCACGCCTTGCGGAAGTCGTAGAAGAGGGGTTGAAGCATCGTGATATAATCATCTGCGAGGGTAGTTTTTTAGACACTTTCGGGATGAACCTCATGAACGCTTTATTCAAGGCAGAACAGCAGTATGTAATATCGCTTTATGCCGACAACCTTACCATTTTCAACCGACTGGGGAACAGGAGCAACGGAAAGAATGGGAAGAGAACAGCTCAAAGCGTGAGAAAGGTATTCGATAAGCAGTTGCGTTGTATGAGAGCCGCAAAGAAGTGGCAGGAGATAGGCGTAAGGGTGTTACAGGTGAACACAGCGACAACGCCTCTGAATGAATTAGTTTCACAAGTATTAGAATTTATCAACAAATAGTTATGGCTGATTATTACCAAAGTCCAAGATGGAGCAACGAGATTGCCGATTGCTCTATGCCAATGACATTCGACACCTACTCGAATTGCTCATTTGGCTGTATGTATTGTTTCTCCCAGTTCCAGCGAGGGATTGGTGGGGCGAAAGAAAACTATCTGCACAAAGACGTGAAGCACGTGTCGGTTGACAAAATCAAGCGTATGTTCACCGACCCCGACAAGTACGGAGGGCAGTTCAAGGAGTACATCAAGCAGCGTAAGGTTATGCAGTGGGGCGGCTTGTCCGACCAGTTCGACGGCTTCGAGCGCAAGTACGGCATCACGCTTGAACTTCTCCGTTTCTTCAAGGAGATTGACTACCCTCTCTGCTTCTCAACCAAGGCTACCTGGTTCACGGAGGATGAGCGTTACATGGAACTCATACGGGGACAGAAAAACTGGAACTTCAAGTTCTCAATCATCACGCTGGACGAACACAAGGCGCACGTGATTGAGCGAGGTGTGCCAACCCCTATGCAGAGGCTTGAAGCAATCCGCAAGATTGCGGAGGCAGATGCCGGGGGCGCAACGCTCCGGCTACGTCCGTTCATCATCGGCATTTCTACCCCGTCATACCTCGACTTGATTAGAGAGGCTTCCAACCGTGGTGCAACCGCCATGAGTACGGAATTTATGTGCGTGGAGCAGCGCAGCCCGACCCTGAAACAATGGATGCCGACTTTCAACGAGTTGTGCGGCTTTGACTTCATGGACTTCTACAAGAAGTTCAGCGTAAGCACTGGGTATCTCCGATTGAACCGCAAAGTCAAAGAGCCTTTTATGCGGAACATGAAGCAACTTTGCGAGGAACTGGGTATGCGTTTCTACGTTTCCGATGCGCACTTCAAGGAGTTGTGCTGTAACGGCTCTTGCTGTGGGCTTCCTGCCAACTGGAACTACTCACGTGGGCAGTGGTGCGAGGCTCTGCAGATTGCCAAGAACTCACCCGAACACATCGTGCGCTGGGACGATGTCTGCAAGGACATCAACGGGCTTGTGTCGCAGTTCCAGTGGATAAGGGCGACCGGGTACAACTGCAATTCATCGGAGAAACGTGCCAAGTTCGAGGGTATGACAATGGCTGACTATATGCGTTGGCTGTGGAACAACCCACAAGCAGGGCAGTCGCCCTACAAGTTGTTCGAGGGCGCACTTGCACCTATCGGCAAGGACGAGAATGACAACCTCGTTTACAAGTACAACGGAGCAAAATTCTAATCAATGGGCGCACCGGGAAAGAAAATGAAAGATTACCGTCAGGCGCAAATCGTGCGGCTTGACATCATAGCGCAGTTGTATAAGCGTGGCTACTCCTACCGGGAAATCAGGGAGGAAGTAATGGCACGTTTAGACCTGCAAGCCTACAGCCTCCAAACGGTTCACAAGGACGTGAACCGCTTGCTGGCTGAATGGAGGGAAACACGCATTGACAACACCGACCTTGCCGTGCAACTGGAACTGGAACGCATTGACGAGGTGATTAAGGAGGCTTGGGCGGCTTGGGAGAAATCCAAGACCGACTATGAGCGCAAGAAAGCCAAGCAGCAGGGTATTCCGGGCGGTGATGCCGAAAGTGGCGAGGGCGGTGTTGTTACCGTGAAAATGGAACAGCAAAAGGAGGAGGTTATTTGCTATGGCGACCCCCGTTATTTGGAGGTCATTCACAAAAATTTGGTGGAGAGGCGCAAGTTGCTTGGGCTTTACAGCCCCGAAAAGAAAGAGGTCACGGGCGACCTGTCATTTGCCAGCCTCCTTATGGAAACGAGTGCAATAAATGGCGAGGAATGAGGTACAGATACGCAAGAACGCTGCCAAACTATTCGCTGAATGGCGTAACGACTGGAACAAGTTTATCAGCGAGGCTCTTGGGGTCACGTTGGATGAGGAACAGCAAGCCATCGTTACAGCCGTCCAGCACAAGAAGTTGGTATCAGTCCGCAGCGGTACGGCACGGGGCAAGGATTTTGTCGCTGCTTGTATCGCTGTGTGCTTCCTGTATCTCACCCCGAAGTGGAAAAAGAATCCCAACGGCAAAATGGAACTTGTCGAGAACACGAAAGTTGCTCTCACCGCTCCGACCGACCGACAAGTAAAAAACATCATGATGCCTGAAATTTCAAGACTATTCAACCGTGCAAAGAGGCGTGGTTTCACGCTCCCCGGTAGGCTCAACGCCTACGACATCCGCACAGACAATGAGGAATGGTTCTTGACGGGCTTTAAGGCTGACGAGAACAATCACGAGGCGTGGTCGGGCTTCCATGCCGTGAACACGATGTTTGTCGTTACGGAGGCTACGGGTATTCTCGATGATACCTACACGGCTATTGAGGGTAACTTGCAGGGCAATTCGAGGCTTCTGCTTGTATTCAACCCGAACACCACCGTAGGCTATGCCGCCCGTTCCCAAAAGTCCCCACGCTGGGAGCGTTTCTGCCTGAACAGCCTGACAGCCCCCAATGTCGTTGAGAAGAAAATCAGCATCCCCGGACAGGTGGACTACGACTGGGTCGTTGACAAGGTGGAGAACTGGTGCGAGCCGATAACGGAGGAGGAAGTGAAAGAGAGTGAGAACGACTTTTGCTTTGAGGGCAAGTGGTATCGCCCCTCCGACCTCTTCCGCAAGAAAGTTCTCGGTGAGTTCCCGAAAGTGGACGAGGACATCTTGATACCGCAGAAGTGGGTAGAGATTGCGCAGGAACGCTGGAAGCACTACAAACTGACGAGCCACAATAACGCTATTCTCGGTGTCGATGTGGCAGGTATGGGTCGGGACTGCACCGTGTATTGTAAGCGTTTCGACAACTACGTTGAGAGTTTCGACAAGCACAATTCAGGCGGCAAGGCAGACCACATGAAAGTAGCCGGGCGCATCAAGAATGAAATCACCATACACAGCGGTTACAGCGTGTCTATTGATACGATTGGAGAGGGTGCAGGGGTTTACTCACGTGCGGTCGAGATATGCCAAGAGAGCAACGGAAAACTGGACGAGGAAACAATCATCAGTTGTAAGTATAGCGAGGGCGCAAAGACCAGCAGCGGAAAAGACCTAACGGACATCACCGGGCAGTACACCTTTGCCAACATGAGGGCGTACCTGTTTTGGGCAGTCCGGGATTGGCTCAACCCCGACAACAACACCGGGGCGATGCTCCCACCGGGCGGCAGCTTCATGGAGGAGGCAACGGAAATCAAGTGGTCGTTCCTTTCCAATGGCAAGATAATCATCGAGCCGAAAGAAGACATCAAGGAGCGGCTGGGACACTCCATAGACGAGTTTGATGCACTGGCTAACACGTTCCACCCGAAAGCGGTTGAAATGACTGGTGTAAACGCACTCCCGAATTACGGGGATGAAGATATTGACGATATACTCTATTAAAAACGTAAATATATGAATATCAAGGAGATTACATCGCCTGAAAGAAATGCACAGAGCATCATTTCAGATTTGAAGTACAAGACGGTATCGGTGAAGCCGTGGGCATTGCTCCGTAAGGAGTACGAGCCGAAAGAACACCCGGTAATGACCGATAAGACCTACAAGGACAAAGTTACCAAGAGGGGCATTGAAAAGGTCACACGTTACACGCTGGGCTTGCAGAAACTGGCAGTAAAGCGCATGACGGAACTAATGTTCGCCATTCCCGTGCAGCGCATCTATAAGCCGGAAAACGACCAAGAAAAGCAGGTTGCGGAGATTATGGAGGCTATCTTCCAAAAGAACCGCATCGACAGCCTGAACATTGACCGTGGAAAGAGCCTGTTTGCCTCCTGCGAAACAATCACGCTGTGGTACTCGCAGGAACAGGAAACCGTGTATGCCGGACAGAAGAGCCTTTTGAAGTTGCGCTGCAAGAACTACTCACCGATGAAAGGCGATAAGTTGTACCCGTTGTTTGACGAGTACGATGATATGATTGCCCTTTCCATTGAGTACACGAGGAAAGAGGGGGTAAACACAATTACCTACTTCGACACGTACACCGCTGACGAGCATATACGTTGGCGCACGGGCGTAGGGGAAACCGTAGAGGAACTTCGGGAGAAAATCGAGGTGGGCAAGATTACGGGTGTATATATCCACCGTGACGAGCCTATTTGGGAAGACCAGTCAGGCAATGTCTATGAAGCCGAATGGACGCTTTCACGCAACGGCAACTACATCCGCAAGAACGCAAGACCTAACTGGGTGGTGTTCTCGGACGGCAAGGTGAAATTTGGGCAAGAGCCAACCAATGACAACGCAGGGCGTAACGTACTGCAATACGGGCAGAACGACAAGGCAGAGTACAAGACGTGGCAACAGGCTATTGATAGCATCAAATTCCATGTCGGAGAAATCAAAAAGGACTTCTTCATGCAGCTTCAACTCCCGGATATGTCTATGGAGAACATGAAAGCAACCCCGATGTCAGGAGAAGCCCGTAAAATGATGTTCATTGATGCCCAGTTGAAAGTTACTGACGAGAGCGGCATTTGGCTGGAGTTGTTCGACCGTGAAATCAATGTTATCCGGGCGTTCATGAAGAAGATGTACCCCTCACTTTCCGCTGCCATTGACAGCCTACAGGTTGAGGTCGTTATTACCCCGTATCAGATACGGGACGAGGCAGAGCGTATCAGCAACCTTTCCAACGCCACGGGCGGCAAGCCTATTATGAGCCAGCGCACCGCAGTTCAGAACCTCGGCTATGTAGATGACATTGACAAGGAAATGGAACTGATAGCGCAGGAAAGTTCCGTGAGCCTGTTCGATGAACCAACCGTATAAGGACATGGCAAAGAAGAAACTTGATATTCACTGCAAGGAATGTATCTATTCCTACGAGCCGCACGAGATTGGGGCAAACGGCAAGCCGTTCCTGTGTCGGTGCAAACTGCATAAGGAGCGCAGCCGTTTCCTCACCCGTGACGGATGCGGACAATTCAAAAGGAGGCTGTAATCATGGCAAAGAAAGATGCAACCAAATTCAGTTACGGGGTGTTCGACAAGAAGCACATCGCCAGCATCAAGAAACGCCTGAAAGCGATTGATGCCTTGTTCGATGCTGCCATAACGGAGGGCGCACGGATTGGCGAGGCTTCCGGCTTCAAAGACCCCGACAAGCCCTTTTACCTTTCGGACTACCCGGCAGTGCAGGAGCGTATAAACGACCTCATGCGCTCCGTTGGGCGTGGGCTGCAAGGAGTGATAGAAACGGGCGACCGTGAGGAATGGCTTTTATCTTGCGAGAAAAACAATGCTATGGTTGATGCAATAACTTCCTCAACCGGGCTACCGAAAGACGTAATTTCACAATGGAAACAGCCAAATTTGGAGGCTTTATCAGCCTTTCAACTCCGCAAGGAAGCCGGGATGATGCTATCCAACCGGGTGTGGAACATCACGGAGCAGTTCAAGGAGGAACTGGAACTTGCTCTTGACTTGGGGCTTGGCGAGGGTAAGAGTGCCGCAGACCTTTCAAGGGATGTCCGCAAGTATCTCAATGAGCCAAACAAGTTGTTCCGCAGGGTCAAGGACAAGCACGGTGTCCTCCGTCTGTCAAAGGCAGCGAAAGCCTACCACCCTGGACAGGGCGTGTACCGCTCCAGTTACAAGAACGCCCTCCGGCTTACCGCTACGGAAAACAACATGGCGTACCGTATGGCAGACAGCGAGCGGTGGAAGCAGATACCCTTTGTTGTCGGCATCCGTATCTCCATATCCCACAACAGCCACCCGATATATGACATTTGCGATGAACTGCAAGGCGATTATCCGAAAGACTTTGTTTGGCTGGGCTGGCATCCGTTTTGCAAGTGTGCCGCAGTCGCTATCCGGGCAAAGGAAGAGGAGTTCTTGGACTACCAGCAGAAGATACTTGCCGGAGAAGATGTAAGCAATTACAAGTTTTCGGGGGCGGTAAAGGATGTGCCGGAGAATTTCAATGCGTGGCTTGAACGCAACCGGGAGCGTGTAAAAACTACTACCTCCGTCCCGTACTTCATCAGGGACAACGGCAAATATATCCCGAAAGATTGGGTGGACGGCATCGGCTCTATGGCGAAAGGAGGAAACAAGGGGCTTATTACCGATGTCAGGGAGGCGATAATCAAGATTAAAGACCCGACATTCATCACTGAAAAAGAGGTTCGCACCATGATTGAGAAATATGCAGATGCAGAGCCGGGCGACTTTTACGGAGGGCTGAAAGCCGTGAAGATGTCAAAAGCCAAAGACGGGGCAATGATGTGTTGCGAGCGTTTTTATAGCAGGAAAACAGGTACTTATGCCAAAGAGAATGGGAACACTATCAAGATATACAATACTGACCACCATGTTATTGACCCACAAGGGAAATCGGTTGTTTTTAACCCTCTCCACGAGGTCAAGGGAGCGATGAGGGCTATTGCCGGGAAAACGCCTCTGACATTTAATCAGGAATATGCCATTGAAAGCCTGTGGCACGAGATACGCCACGCAGGGGCTGTCGGCTGGAAAGATGTGAGCAAGAGTACCCCTGAATTGACAGCAGCAATGGAGTGTATAAACCAGTTCTGCGCACGCCGCTCCTATGGGAAGTTCCTCCGGGCTATTGGCGGCAGCGTATCTCACAAAAAGGAAATCATCAAAAGCGGTTACGGCTATAGCAGGTCTGTACGGCATTTTGATGAAATGCTTGCATCTATGAACATATCCAGTTCGGAGGCTTACGCACATTTCAGTAAACTGATAATGGTTGAGCCATACGAGAACGTATCAGAGGGCATCGTGAAGTTCCTTGTGGGAAAAGGGGTAAAGAAACAAAAAGCCGAAATGCTAATTAAAGCACTCCGGCATTCTGATGATATGTTTGGCAAGATACTCACGGGTGCGTGACCGTCCGCCAAAATTCGTTTCTCATTTCGAGAGGGAGTTTGTCAGCGTAACTGCTGGCTTTCTCCCTCTCGTTCCGTAAATGGAAGAGGTAAGCCAAATCCATATTGGCATCGTCCTTGGTGCAGTTTTCCAAGTAAAAACCTTTGTCGGGCAAGCCGATATACTGGCACTCTTCGGGGGTGATGTTGTAGTCAAATACAGTTTCCATGATGCAAAGTTACTTATTTTTCTGCGGTTTACGATGCACCCGATGCTTGGAAATCACGCAGAACTTGGTCAATTTCGGTTTGCCTACGGAAATCCCGAAGTCCCAAAGAGTACCCAACTGACACCCTATCTGTTCGGGGGTGAATACATCGTATATTGCGGCAAGCGACCCGAAGTAATGCTCACTGCTCCCGTTTACCGGGGCGTGAAAATTCACTTTGATGATAGTTTCATTCTCTGCCATATTAGTACAAATCGTTTTCGGAAAGTTCGTTAAATTGAAGCACCTCCTGTCCGTTGTGCTTGGTGAATGAAAGTTCGTAGAAGCCCACACCGAAAGAGTATTGAGGAAGCAATGCCTGTGCCTTTTCGGTTGTTATCTCTCTTGCTCCTGCTCCTTTGTATGCCCAGCCGTAGCGGTAGATACAAGGTTTGCCACTCTTTACCCATTCCTCTGCTTGTTTCTTTAATTCTGAATTGCTCATAGTTATTTTCTTTGAATTTTGTGCGAAAGCAACGATTGCCCTGCGGTTGATAAACTTATTGCCTCAAAGGTAGATATTGTGCGAGAGGGGCTAAATCAAGCCCCCAAATCTAACTCGCAGCAGAATTTAGATATTTCACGCTCAATATCACCGTTTCTCATTCCGATGCTCCTGCATCCTGCATAATACTTACCTGCATACTCAAAGCAGAGGTAGTGATATGCTTCCCCAGTGTCCCAGTCGTGGCTGTGGGGTTCGCCCGTGAAGAACCAACCGCCCTCCCGGTACGGGTTGCACCACCTTTCGGGCGGTACACATTCGAGGAGGTGAACGTACCAGTCTTTGCCAATCTCTTCAAAAGGCGCATTCTTTTCAAGTTCTATTCTTTCGTCTGTTACCATGATGCCCTCCTATTCGTTATAGAATTTGTAGAGTTCCTTGCCGTCATAGTAAGCGGAAACGCCAGCCAGTTCCGGCATAACGTATTGCTTGCCGTCTGCATCGCATACGGGGTACAACGTAGAGGCATACATCGTGTAGCACAATCCTGATTGGTCGTTGAACCAAACGCTGCTTGGCGTTTCCTTTACCCCGTCATTCAGGAAGTACAGACCGCTCACCTTGATAGGTTTGCGCACCAAGTTCTCGATGCTCTCGGAGGCGTTGTAACGCTTGATTTTACGGGCTTCATCAACGCCAAACAGGTCGATGATGAGTTTGATAGCCTCCAAGTCCCCGTCCCAAGCAATCATGCTCTCGTGGTTGTTGTACTCGTAGAAATAAACCTCTTGGGGGTCGCACTCGGCAGCAACCTCCTTGTTCCTGTCCTTATAGAAGTCAAGGAACTTGTCGATGCCCTCTTTCGTTCCAAACATACCGCCTATGCCCGTCTGAACGACCTTGTCGCCCTTTTTGATATGCCCCAATTCTACGAGGTGGTCGTACCCCTCGTGAAACTGGCTGTTGCTGAAAGCGAAGAACACACCGCACTTGTCGGCATCGGGCTGCATATCCTGTATTTCCCGGTAGCGTTTAATCGTTACGGGGTTCATCATGCAGATGCCTCCCTCGTATCTATCCCAATCACGGTAGTAACGCAGTTCGCCCTTTGTTGTCTGAATTGTTTTGATGTCTTTATTTTCCATGTTGTTGTGGAGTTTATTGGTTGATGTAATAGTCGATTTTCTCTTTGATTGAGGCTGCAAAGGCAATCCCCTTGTCCCCGAATGCTTGCGCCTCACTACAGATGCCGTCCCGGTAAGTGAGGCAGCAGAATGTTCCATCGGGCAGGTCAATCCCCAGCCGGGGTCTGCCCCAAAACATATCAATCTCAATTTTGGGTCTGCGCTTGCTATCGTCCTTGTCCTCCTCGAACATCGGGAGGATGTACTTGCAGGTTGTTATCACTACGGGCTTGCCAGCCATTGCAGCCACCGCCCTGTTGCCCCAAAATCTGTCCCGGAGGGCGTTATGGGAGTTCTTGCTTACTTCGATGTAGCCCAGTTTCTTTGCTGTCTGTTCGGCTACCACGAGCATTGCTTGATTTTCCGTCATTGTTGTTGCGGAGTTATGCCCGGCTGGTTAGACCGGGCGTGACCTATCAATAATTTGCTTTCTTTTGCTTGGTGTTTGCAATGAATGTTTTGTTAGAGCCGTTGAGGTTTATTTCCCCAAGGTTTTCCCAATCTCCGTTAGCCCAAGTCTTTGTGATGCAAGAGCCTTTATACTTATCAAGATTGGCTTTGATAAGTTTCTTTGCTGGGGTAAGCGAGTGGAAAGTGAACGTGTCGTTCCACTCTTCGCACTCAACATCATACTCCCACCTCTTCAATTCCTTGTTGAACCTGTCCCCGATATACTTATGGCAGACGGGTTCGCTGAAATATACGGTGTAGGTTTTCATAGGCTGAACTCCTCCCGATATTCTTTATAGTTGTTTACAAACCACGTCATAACCTTGACGAAACTACGTTTGCTACCCGGCTTTGCAATGGTATCAATGCCGTTACGTTTTTGCTCGTCAGTTGCGAGGAAGATGTAGCCGGAGTGCTTTGCTTCCGGCTTAAAAGGCTTAATTTGAGCCTTTAATTTTCTGTAATTGATTGCCATAAGATTATTTGCTGTAAAGTGATACCTGTAATCCTCTGCGAAGTTTGCACACGCACTTGTCAGCCATAGCCTTTTCTGCCCTTTCGATAAATTTGTTCACGAACTCAATTCCGATAAGGGCGATAAGCCCTGCAACACCGACCAACTTGTTGATGCGGTTGCCGTTGGCATCCATACCATAAACTTTCAAACGGTAGTTTCTATTTATGAAACTCTTAGTGTACTTCAAAACGCTACTCTTTTTCATTTCTTCAATTTTTTGTTGTTGTGGAGGTGCTTATTTTGTAAGCACACCGCGAAGTTCGTGCTTTATTTTGAAATAACCAAACTTTTTCGGAACTTTTTTATAAACTTTTTTATTGATTTTGTATAACTTCCAAGTTTCTTGGCTATTATAAAAATCCCCGAAATAAACAAATTTTCCGCTTGTAATATAAGCGTTTCGCAAATTTTGTGTTACCTTTGCATAAACTAATTAGTTTATAAGCATGAAAAAGGAAATTTTAGAGGCACTGAAAGCCAAATTTGAGGGGGTCAGTGAAGCAATTTTGAACAGGATTGCCGACAAACTCGCCAAGACTGTAACAAAGCAGGAAGATGTTGCAACCGCTGTCGAGGGGGTAACATTCCAGCAAGTTCTCGAAAGTTACGGGGACAGCCGTGCTACGGAAGCGCAGCAGACCGCAGTCACCAACTACGAGAAAAAACATGGTCTGAAAGACGGAAAAAAGGTCGAAGAGCCGAAACCTACGGAGCAGCCAAAGCCTAACGAGGAAACGAAGCCCGGTGAGGAGGAAATGCCTGCTTGGGCTAAAGCGTTGGTTAAGTCCAACGAGCAACTTCTTTGCGAGGTCGCTGCCATGAAAGGCGAAAAGATTGCCACAAGCCGTAAATCATCGCTTGACGCAATCCTGAAAGACGCTCCCGAAAAAATCCGTCAGCGTTACGAAAAGGACTTTGCACGTATGACATTCAAGGATGATGAAGATTTCAACAACTGGATTGGGGAAATCACTCCTGATGTCGAAGCCATCACGAATGAGTACCAAGCAAAGGGCGGTGTCGTAACAAGACCGAAAGCAGGTGCAGCTGGTGGCAAGGGCGAGGAGAAAAACCCGTACTTGGAGGCTCGCATCAAAGAACGTGAGGCGGCAACGGCAACCCCCGCCATTCAAGGGTTGGCAACAGAAACTACCAAATAACAATGGAAGTAAATTTCAAACACCAAGACCCTGCCAAGGTTGAGCCTATCTACATTGAGCAGGTATTCGCTGAAAAGCCCGGAGGTGGATTGGTAGAAAATCCATCTTTCGATGCTCCCCCCACAACAGCTGTCGGGGAGAAAAACGGAAAGTTCGTGCTGATTAAGGGCTACCGCCTTGTTGGTGCAGTCGCTGAAGCGGACGACACTATCAACATCGCAAAGGGCAGCGGCATCTCTGTTGGTGATGTTATCGGCATCGGCAAAAAGGCTGTGGCTTGTACCGCTGTCGATACCTCTGCCACGGACAAGGATGTCGTAACGGTAACGCTCGGTGTCGATATTGATGCCGGGACTGTCCTCTATCAGGCAAAGGCGGCAAGCGCAGATGCGGCAGAGCCTATCTACACTCCCGTGTACGTTACAGGCAACCGCCTCGAAGCAAAAGAGGGAGACCAGTCCGTGCGCCTTATCAACGGTGCGAATTTGAGAAAGGAAACGGCTAATGTAGCCAGCGAGGTAGCCGCATTGCTGCCGATGATTGCACTTGTGTAAAAGGAGGATTGATATATGGCAATGAACAAACCCCTTTTTGACATCGACCAGCCCGGAATGCAGGTTGCTGTCAATTCATACAAACCGGGTAACGGGCTTGCTTGGCGCACCCTGTTCCCGTTAAAGTACACCCCCAAGTTCGACCTGAAAGGACTGGAGGGCAACGAGGGCATCCCCGTGTCGGCAGACCGTGTCGCATTCAACACGAAAGCCCCCAAAAAGACACGTAAGACGGTCGGCTCATGGAGCGGAAAGTTGTCTAAGATTGCGGTGAGCCGTGAGAAAGACGAGATTGAAATCAACGAGTACAACGACTTGCAGACTATCGCAGCCGCTAACACGGAGGATGCTGCAACCGCCCGTTACCTGGTTGATATTGTCTATGACGATTTGGACTTCTGCAACAATGCCATGGACTACAAGGTTGAGATTGATGCAATGCGCATCGGCTCAAACGGTATTCAGACTTTCCCGAAGAGCATTGAGGGCGACATGGCTACGGAGGACGTTATTAATTTCAACGTACCCAAGGAGAACTTCATCGGTGTTAAGGTCGCTTGGAGCGATGCGGAAAAGGCTGACGGCTTGAAAGATGTTGCGGATGCAGCGGAGAAAGTCGGCAAAAAGGGCTTGAAAAAACCCAAGTATGCGATTTTGGAAAAAGCCAAGTTTGAGGAACTTATCCAGCAGAAGTCCGTTGCTCGCAGATTGTTCCCTCGCTACGACCAAAACCTTGTCACCGCTGACATGATTAACCTCTCCAGCGTGAACAGCTACATGAACGGTAAGGGTTATCCCCAGTTCCTCGTGCTTGACACCTACGCAACCATCGAACACAAGGACGGCTCGCAGGAAACTATCAAGCCGTGGAATGTCAATACGGTTGCGCTGGCTCCCGTGCCGCAGCTTGGCTGGACTTATTATAAGCCCGTGCCTAACGTGCCTAACACGGAGGCGTTGCAGCAGCAAGCATCGTACTACAAGATGACCCGTTACTCCGACCTCAACCCTATGTTGGAGGTTACTATGGCAGAAGCCTACGTTCAGCCCGGCTTGATTAACCGTGCTTCACTGGTGTTCATCAACACCACGAACACGAATTGGAACAACGGAGAAACTGAGTAAGCATGAACGTACTGCAATCTTTGAAAAGTCTGTCCGGCTACCCTATCCCATTGGCTACCATTCAAGATGTAGCCGATGAGGTAGGGATTAGCGTTGATGCCGAAGCGACAAAGGAACTTCGGGGGAGCAAAGAGTTCAAACGTGCGAAAGCCCGTGTGTACATCTACCTCTCTAAAGCCCCCAACGTGTCGCAGGGCGGCATCACCTACAGCTTTTCGGACGAAGACCGCAGACGGTTCAGGCAGGAGGCAGAGAGCATCCTTGACGAAATAGGCGACAATGCCGATGGATTAGGGGTTACTTACGGATATAAAGGTGAGGACTTATGATTATCGAAAACGGAACATTGCAGATTGTCAAAAAGACTGGTGGCGGCATGGCTCACGGCAAACCTGTTCCGGTTGTGGAAACACCGGGCGACCCGATAGTCTGTAACATCAAGACCCTGCAAGACAATAAGAGGGGCAAAATCATAGACAATGTGTTTACACAGGCTTCATTTGAGGTTTTGATTGACCCTCTCGACTGCCCCCACTTCACGGATGAAACGGTCATTCTGACCGACAACCGGGGGACGGTGATTGGCAAGTTCCAAGTACAGGATGTTCAACACCTCGACTATGTAGAGGCTGTAAAAGTTACCGTATGAGCGTAAAGAGGCTTACACCCAAAGGACACGCAAAGGAATTTGTGGAAAACCAAATGGCGATGAAAAGGCAGGTTATCATCAACAACTACATATACGTTGGTGAAGCAGCTTTGGAGGTAGCCCGGACACAACACAAGTACCACCGCCAAACGGGAAACCTTACCAGTTCCATAGGCTACTGCATATTGGATAACGGCAAGGTGCTTTCGATGAGCAAGTTCGAGGTTGTAGGCAACGGAAAGAAAGGTGCGGAAGAGGGGCGCAAGTTCCTCCGTAAGCTGATAAGTGAAAATTCAAAGGGGCTGGTGTTCATCATGGTTGCAGGAATGAGTTACGCTGGCTACGTGGAGGCAATGAGCCTCGATGTGCTGGAGTCCGCAGAAATGCTTTCCAAGAAGATGCTCCCCAAGTTGTGTAAGGCGTTAAAGTTATAGCAATGGCAAGAAAGGCTACATCAAGAATTGAGCAGGAAATGTACGATGCGCTCGAACATTTTTTTGAGGGGAAAATTTCGGGTAAGTTTTACCCCAGCGACTGCCGTCCGGCTGATTCCAAAGTGGAGGATGCGGTGCTTACCGTGTCTAACGCTACGGCAGAGCAGATACAGGACGGCATAGCAAGGATAAACATCTACGTTCCTGACCTCGATAACGGAAGTGGGCGACCCGTCCCCGACAAGGATAGGCTCACCGCTCTCTCCGAACTTGACGAGCAGATAATTGACGTGCTTAACGAGGCTGACACCGACTATGAATTTGACCTTTCAAAAGGCACTGAAACGATAAATGCTGAGACTATAAAGCAGCATTTTGTGAACATAACTATTGAATTTAAGTACATAACATTTAACTGATATGACAAAAAGACAGAAAATCATTATGGCTTGGTCGAAGTGTACCATTGAGATTGCACCGACCGGGGCTGACGATGCCTTTAACGGCACGGAATTGAAGTCTATTGGTGTTATCAAAGACAAGTCCACCACACTTGAACCGTCTGACGGTGATGCTCTCGAAATGAAAGCCACCGGGGGCGAAACGGTCGCCAAGGAAGTTCAGGAGGGCGGCTTCACTCTGAAAACCCGTGTCATTGAGCCTGATGAACTTTACAGCACCCTCGGATTGGGTGAGGAAGTTACCGCAGAGGGCGAGGACAAGGGCGATTTCAAGGTGAAAACCCACCTTGTCGATGGCGACTGGTCTGTTAAGGTAACGCCAAAGAACGTAGGCGCACGAGGTATCAAAGTACCTCTTTCCTCTATTGCTTTCAAGCCGGGTTACTCCGAAGAGGACGGTAACTACGCAGACCTTGAATTTGAGATTTTGAAGGGTGCGCAGGATTACTGGTACAGCCGCTTTAAGAAAGCTGCTCAAGCAGGAGCGTAAACGGCAGGGGCTTTCGTCTATTAGGTAAGACGCACCCACGGGTGAAACCGGGTTCGACCCCCGGAAGCCTCTCTAATTAAAAACATATCGACATGGAAACGATAGAAAAGAAAGTAGCAGACACCATCTTGCAGCGTTCAAGCGACAGCTTGGAGATAGACGGGAACGTGTACCCCATTGCGCCCCCGTCCACCGCAACAATCATACTCATTTCGGAACTGATTGCCGGGATGCCGGAGGTCAGGATTGATGCCGACAACATCTTGTTTGAGGTCTTGAACAAGGCTAAAAACTGCAAGGTGCTGGGCAAGATTGTGGCGACCCTCATTCTCGGTGCAAAGAGGGTGAACGAGCATAGAAAAGTGCTTGTAGATAAGGTTGTCCCCAAGCGTGTGTTCTCGTGGAAGAGATTGCGCTTGGAAACGGTCTATTACCGCAAGGAGCAGGTGGAGGTGGACGAGTTGGAACACCTCTCAACGCTGGTGTTGGAGGGCTGCTCGCCTAAAACGCTCCGGGAACTTGTTACCAAACGGCTCAACAACTTGGAGATTAGCGATTTTTTCGGGCTTACCACTTCCCTCAGCGAAGCAAATCTGCTAAAAAGGACAAAGGAAGTGGCGACAGCATCTGGGGAATGATTTATAGTTGGGCAAAGATGCTCAACACCACCCCCGATTATGTCCTTTACGAAATGAGTTACGAAAACCTGCTCATGTACGGTTACGCAGCCCCCTCCTACGATGATGAGGAGGCAGAGGAATGGGACGATAGGCTGGATGCCAACAACCCCGATAATTTCAACGATAACGCAGACGAGGAAGAGGAATTTATATGAATACGAGTGACGGAAGAGAATACTACGGCTTTGGGATAGACAATTCCCAACTGCGCAGAGAAGCGCAACAGGCTATTGACATATTTGACGGCATCGGAAGCACAGCCGAAGCAGAGGGCGCACGTATTGATACCGCTTTCCGCAGAGCCGGGCAAGCGGTGGTCGCCTATTTCTCGGCACAGCAACTTTACTCTTTCGCCAGTTCGGTAATCAAGACCCGTGGCGAGATTGAAGCCCTTGAAATATCCTTTGAAACCCTGTTGGGCAACAAGGATAAGGCAAAGGAGTTTTTCGGTGAGATTAAGGATTTTGCCGTCAATACACCTATGCAACTGGGCGACCTCGCCAAAGGTGCGCAAACGCTCCTCGGCTTCAATGTCGAGGCAGAAAAGGTCATGCCCATACTCCGGCAGATAGGCGATATTTCAATGGGTAGCAGCGAGAAATTCAACTCACTTGTACTTGCTTTCTCGCAGATGTCCTCCACGGGCAAACTGATGGGACAAGACCTGTTGCAGATGATTAACGCAGGTTTCAACCCCCTTGTGGAAATGTCGAAAATCACGGGCAAGAGCATTTCGGAACTTAAAGACGATATGTCGGCAGGGGCTATCTCGGCAGACATGGTCGCAGAGGCTTTCGCCCACGCAGCCGGGGAGGGCGGCACGTTCAATGGTATGCTTGAAAAGCAGTCGAAAGGTCTGCAAGGCGCAATTTCCAACCTGCAAGGGGCTTGGGATGATATGCTCAACGATATAGGCTCTAAACAGCAGGGCGTGTTCGTGGACGGCATCAGCCTTGCCACGGAAGCAATCAAGCATTACGAGTTGTTCGCCAATGCCCTCCTTGCTATTGCCGCAGCATACGGAACGTATAAAGCCATACTTGCCGCAGTCGTTGTCATTCAGAAAGCGCAAGCCCTCGCAGATAACATTCGCCTTGTTATGATGTTCCGCAAGGAACTGGGACTGCTTACGGCAGCGCAACAGGCGTTCAATATCACCGCTTGGGCAAATCCTTACGTGCTGCTCGCCGCAGCAATTGTGGGCGTTGCTACGGCTCTCTACCTCTACGCTGATACAGCATCAAACGCTGAAAAGGCGCAGGAAAAACTCAACGAGCAGAAAGACGAGTTCCAAAAGAAACTGGACGAGGAGGCGCAAAAGGTCAATGAACTTATATCTATCATTCAGGACAAGACGGAAACCGACTATGCCCAGTTGAAAGCATACGAGGAACTGAAAAAGGTCTGCCCTGCCATTACCGATGCGTACACCCAAGAGAAACTTGCCGCCCTTGAACTGACCGAAGTCCGCAAGGCTCTCAACGAGGAAATGGAGCGCAAGACCTACGAGAACGCACAGAAAAATTTGCAGCGTTACACGTGGTTACTCTCGGAAGCATCCCAAGCGGAGGGTAATTGGATGAAGATGTCAAAGGAGGCGCAGGATGCCATCAGGAAAAAACTTGGTACGGGACTTCTGAAAAACAAGATTGAGCAGTTAAAAGACTTCGTAAATGACTATCAAGAACAGGTTAATGAGATTGACCGCATAAAGAAAGAAGCCGAAGAGAAAGCCAAACCTATTGAAACAAAAATCGTGGAGGCTAAAGCCGACCTTGCTCAAATCGAGGAAGAGTACAACAAGGCACGAAAAAAACTTGAAGAGGAACAGGCAAAGATAAAAAATCAGTTTGGGAAACAGGTTATGACCTTTTGGTATCAAATCAAATTTGATATAGCACAGGATAATCTGAAAAAGGCACAGGGCAAGGTCGCCTCCCTCGAAGCTGAAAAAGCCGCACAGACTACCTACAAGCAGGATTACGATGCAGCGGCAAAGGCTTGGAAAGAAGCCAAGAAGAAACTTGATGCCATTAAAAAGGATAAGGCGAAGTACACCCAAAAGCAGTATAAGGATGCTGCCGATGCAGAAGAAAAAGCCCGTAAAGCCTACAAGAACCTGGGCGGTGAAATCACCACCACAAAACAGGACAAGAGCGCAGCCGACAAAGCCAAGCGTGACCGTGAGGAATACGCAAAGAAAATGGCGAATTTCAAGCGTTTGACCGCCTCCCAAGCCGTTGAACAGGCGAGGGCTGAAAAGGATGCGCAGTATGCCGTAGAACAAGCCCGAATTGATGCAATGCAGGACGGGTCAGAAAAGATACTGGCACAAATGGCTATCGACCACAAGCGAGAACTTGAAATGCTTGACCGGGAGAAAGCCGACTATCTGCAAAGGAAGATTGACAACGCCCGTGCATTATTTGAGGCTAATCCTGCTAACAAGGGCAAGACCTTTGACGGGTCTAACATAACCCTAACCCCGGAGGAAAACGCAAGTTTCTCCAATCGCAAGAAGTTCACCGAACAGAAGCAAGCCAACGAGGGGCAGGAACTTTTGGAACGCCAGCGCACGACCATGAACGAGTACCTGAAAGAGTTTGGGGACTACATGGAGAAACGCCAGGCAATCATTGACCTGTATAACGCACAGATGGCAAAGGCTACCACGGAGGGAGACAGGCTTTCACTTGCCGCCCAAATGGAAAGGGAACTGTCGGAACTCGATGTGGAAGCGAACAAAAGCACGGCAGCCGTAAGCAGATTGTTCGAGGACATGACCGACAAGGCTGTAAAGAATATGCGTGAGATAGCCGATGCCGGGGAACAGGCACTGCAATTCCTCATTGCCGGAGAATGGGACGAAGCGAAAGGCATTGAGTTCGGTATGAGCAAGGAAACATTCGACACGTTGCGCCAATCCCCTGACGAACTTGAAAAGATACGCAAGGCGATAAACGGCATACGCAACGAGGCTGACAGGTCGGACACGGCTTTCAGCAAGATGTCGAACGGTCTGAAAAAGGTGTTCAATGCCGGGGATGACGCAAAGAAGCTGAAAGACGGTCTTGCGATGATTGAGGAAGGAATGGGCGATGTGCTACAGGTCGGTTCTTTCCTTTCCGATACGTTCTCAAGCCTTGGGGACGCTTTCGGAAGCGACACCATGAACGGAATAGCAGAGGGCTTGAACGTGGCGATGGATTCAATCAGCGGAGCGATGTCGGGTGCAAAAGCCGGGGCGGTATTCGGTCCTTGGGGCGCAGCGGCAGGAGCAGCCATAGGGCTTGTTTCCTCTCTCGGTTCTGCACTGGCAAAGCTGCACGATGCGAAACACGAAAAGAAGATACAGAAACTACAAGAACAAATAGAGGTTCTTGACAAGTCCTATGACGATTTGGGTCGCTCCGTTGAAAAGGCTTACTCAAAGGATGCCTCAAAGATGATTGAGCAGCAGAACCAGCTGCTCGAACAGCAGAAAGTCCTGATACGGCAGCAGATAGCGGAAGAAAGGGACAAGAAAAAGACCGATGAGGGGCGCATAAAGGAATGGGAAGCGCAGATTGAGGAAATAGACCGTGTGCTTGCGGAGAACAAGGAAAAGGCTGTGGATGCGATTTTCGGTGAGGACTTGAAGTCGGCTATAAACAACTTCGCAAACGCCTATGCGGAGGCTTGGGCTTCCGGCAGCGACAAGGCGAAGTCCGCAAAGGATGTAGTCAAGAAGATGATGCAGCAGATGGTCACTGAAAGCATCAAGGCTGCAATCCAGTCCTCAAAGAAAATGGAAGAGATACGCACGAAGCTGCAACAGTTCTATGCAGACAACGTGCTTACCCAATGGGAACAGGATTATGTGTACCAAATGGCAGAGGACTTGCAAAAGGACTTGGACAGGCAGTTCGGGTGGGCTGACAGCCTTATGTACGAGGGTTCATCAGCATCGCAGGACAGCACCAAGAGGGGTTTTGCCACCGCCAGCCAAGACAGCATAGACGAACTGAACGGACGGTTTACGGCTATACAACTCAACTCGGAGGCGAATAAAATCACGCTGATTACGATTAGCGATGATGTAAAGATTATCCGCTTGCAGGTGATAGCCAACCGGGAAAACATGGAAGAGATTAGAAATTTAGCCTTGCTCGCAGTCGGGCATCTTGAAACGATAGCCAAGAACACGAAGCAGTTGTTTGAGATGAACGAGCGGTTGGGCAAGATTGAAAAAAATACACGGAAGTTATGATAAAGGAAATAATGAAGTCGGCATCCCTTTACGGGGCTTGCAGTGGTTCGGGAAAGGTGAGCGACTGGAGAAGCCTTGCTTGGCTCTTTTTCTCCCCACAGGGGCGTGAGTTCTGCGAGGAAAAGAATTTCCCCAGCCTCTCCATGTTCCAGCGCATGAAACCGTACAACGTGGAGCAATTTGGCGTTTTCGTTGATTTAGGGCGTGTTTCTCGCTCAAATGATAAAGATATTGCCTTGATAGGCGATACGTGCGGAGAATTGAAATTTGACGAAAATAAGGTAGTCCACAAGGTCATGCTCATGCACGGGGCGAAAGCCCACATAAAGGCAAGCAATTACGCTGTCCTCCTGATAGTAAACGTAGGGGGCTGCGAGGTAACTATTGACAAGGACGAAACGGTGATTGTACTATGAGAGGCGAGTGTTACATAAACAATAAAGATGCGCACGATGAATGGGGCTTGATATTCGGTGAAACATCACTCACCGCCTTACTGACCCCTGCCCCGGTAAAAGGGTACATCGAGAATAAAAGTGCGCTCATACACGGCAAGCAGGTCTTGTCGGGCGAGGAAAATCCCCCGAAGATTGACGAGAGGGACTTGCAGCTTGTGTTTGCTATCAAAGCCAAGAACCTGACGGAGTTCCTGACAAAGTACAGCAATTTCGTGAAAGAACTTGAAAAGGGCAAACTGAACATACGCACGAAGTACCAGCCGGGCGTGGTGTACCACCTCCTTTATGTTTCCTGCCAGCAGTTCAAGCAGTTCAATGGACGGCTTGGGAAATTCATCTTGAAGTTGAACGAACCTAACCCAAAGAACAGAGTATGATTGATATAAGGGACAAAAAGGGCAACATACGCTATTCGGTTGAGGTTTCGGAGCGGAGCGTGTACCATAAGGAACTTATGGCAGAGGAATACGTGCTTTTGACCTTTGAAACTGAAAGGCTTGTGCATCTGCGGAAAGGCGACTACATCGAAACGGAGTTTGGGCGTTTCGAGATTGTTACCGTTGATAAGCCGCAGCGCAATGTCAGTTCCGATGGCGGTTGGTCGTATGAACAGAAGTTCTGCCCACCTTGGGCAAAATGGGTGAACCGCAAGATGTTCTACAACCGACAGAAAGGCAGTGAGAAAGCATGGAAAATGACCCAACTGCCCAAGTATTTCATGCAGATACTCGTTGACAACCTCCGTGAAGCCGGGTTTGGCGATTGGAGTTACACGATTGATGCCAGCCTCACGGAAATGAAGTTGGTTGAGTTCGACAGCACCAACCTACTCGATGCCCTGACACTGATTGCCCAAACGTGGGAAACGGAGTGGTGGATAACTGATAACGTGATACATCTGTCAAAATGCGAGTACGGTAGCCCGGTCGTGTTCGAGGAGGGCGATGTGGTAAACGGAATGGAGCGTGAGGACGGGCAGGACACAGACTATATCACCCGGCTCTATGCTTTCGGCTCTACCCGTAACGTGCCGCAGGATTACCGCAAGAACGAAGATGACAGCCTTGTTATAGAGGGCGTTGTTGAACGTAGGTTGAAACTTCCTGCCGGGATAGACCACATAGACGCTTGGGACAATATGCAGCCCGAAGATGTGGTTGAGGGAATTGTCGTGCTTGATGAGATTTACCCCCACCGTGTCGGCACGATGTCTAATATCACCACAAAGGAATACACCGATAAGGTGGAACAAGAGGACGGCAGCACGGAGGAAGTGAAATGGAACGCCTACCGCTTCAAAGATACGGGCGTGAAGTTCTCAAAGGAGTACATCATACCCGGTGAGGAACTTCGCATCATCTTCCAGTCGGGAACGCTTGCCGGAATGGACTTTGCCGTTACTTTCAACCCGGACGGGCTTGCAGAGAGCCAAAGCGGTGCGCAGTTGTGGGAGATTGTCAGGAATGAGGACTACGGGATTGCATTGCCAAGCGAGAACTTCAAGCCCTCGAATGGCGACACGTACATCCTTTACGGTTACGACACTAAATTTGTTTCCGACAGGCTCATTCCGCAAGCCGAACAGGAGTTACTGGCAAAGGCTCACGAGATTATCTTGAAGAAGAGCCAAGACAAGTCCATATACAACTGCCCGACCGACCCTGTGCGTTGTGCCGGGTACAAGGAGCGCAACGGGGAAATGGTTTACCTGCCCTCCGATGTCGTGGACTTGGATATTGGTCAGGCGGTGGAGTTGCGTAATGAGGGCTACTTCGATAACGGCTACCGTATCAGCCGTGTGCGCTCCTTTGAGAAGCGTTTGGATAACCGATATAGCTGTACCTATACCGTTGGCGAGAGCGCAGCCTATTCAAGCCGGGCGGCACTTGAAGAAAAGGTCGATTCAATCACCTACAACAATACGCAGTATTTTTCAGGTGGAGGCAGTGGCGTGTATGTTATCAAGCGGCACGATGGCACTACCCCCAGCGACCACAACGTATATTCCTCACTTCGTGCCAAGTCGGAGTTCCTGCATAAAGTAAACCCCGATGTCGCCACTGGTCTAAAGAAGTTCCTTGACGGCATAGAGGCTGGTTTTTACGAGGAGGGCGTGTCGGGCGGCAAGTTCGACAAGGACGGAAACTTGGAGGCGCACAGCCTACTTGTACGCACCCTTGCCAAGATTGCGACCGCAATTGTCGGGCAGATAGGCTCGGAGAAGTTTGTTGACGGCTTTTTCGGTGAGGGCTTCCAAATATGGAAGATGCTCGCAACAGGCGACTGGAGCATGACGATAGACCGCCTGACCGTGCGCAAACTTATGACCGTGTACGAGCTGCTTATTGCCAAGATTAGGGCGGTAGGCGGTCAGTTGGTCGTGTCTGCTGGAAACGGCAAGATAAAGACCGTGGAAACTGACGAGAGCGGAGAAAACTACCTTATCAAGTTCGAGGACACGAACACATTTGCGGAGGGCGACCTGATGCACTGCCAAGTGTGGACGGGTTCGGGCATCAAATACTACTGGGTGCGTGTTTCCTCTTCTGACGGGGACACCATAACCGTGCCTATTTCTGAATTTGAGGGGGTGCAGCCGGAAGAGGGGGACGAGTGCGTGCTGATGGGTAACACCGATAACCCGTTGCGCCAAAACCTTATCAGCATATCCGCAACGGAGGACGGACAGCCACGCATTGATGTCCTGAACGGGGTAAAGACAAAGAATTTCGAGGGCTGTTTGCGTGCGAGGCTGGGCAATCTTGATGGGATTAGTGATAACGCTTTCCCTGCCGATAATCAGCCTCACGGGGATGGTCTGTATGCCGACAATGCATATTTGCGAGGTACGTTTGTCCTCTCTACTGGCGAGGATGTCAAGACGAGGTTTGAGATACTGGAGGGGCGCATAAGTTCGGAAATTCAGTCCGTTGAAAAGGAACTTATGGCATACGAGAGTTACTTGCGTAACGCCTACTTCAACGACAACATGGACGGTTGGGAAACAGACAACGGTGTAACTTTCTTCCTCATAGGCAACAAATGGATATGGCTCAACGATAAGCCCTACGCCAATAAGACCGCCTACACGGGAATAATGACCGACCGCAACCGCACCGTGCTGTATATCAAGAACCGCTACCTGTTGCAGCGCAACGAGAACTTCGAGAGTCACCCCGTATGCGATGAAAAGGACATTGACGGAATGTTTCTGCCCAAGAAGTTCTACCTGTCTTTCTTCTACCGTTGCATCACACCCGGCACGCTCAAAATCGAGTTCGAGGGAGCAAATCAGGAGGGGTTCAGCCCGTTTGAAATGCTTTCCGTGAACCAAGAGATTGAGGCAACGGGCGAGGAGTATAAGACCTTTGAGGCAACGGGCTTATGGAACGGCACGGGCGACTTCCGATTGTCGTTCTCGGGTGAAATGTACCTGTATGCCGTCCGGCTTTCCCTTGACCGCATCGCAGACATCGAGCAGCGTTACAAGACTTTCTTTGAGCAGACCGACAAAAAGTTTACGCTGGCTGCGGAGGAACGTGCGGAAACCACACGGAAACTGGAAGAGTACCACACAGAAATGACGATTACAGCCCGTGAGATACGCTCCGAAGTGTCTGAAAGTCTTACCGACCTTGAAACGGGAATGACCGATAAACTGAACACGGCTATTGAGCAGACTGCGGAACAAATCAGCCTTGTTGCATCCCGATTTAACGAGGATGGCAGCATCAAGAATACAGCTGGACTTGTTACCACGGCAGAGGCAAACAAGATGTTCGCTTTCGATTCAGCAGGTAATTTGGTTTCGTTCATTGAACAGACTGCATCAAGTATCAAGATAAAGGCAAAAAATATTGCGTTGGAGGGACTTGTAACCGCTAATGGAAATTTCAAGATATTGGAAGACGGCAGCATCATTGCCCAAAACGGAAAATTCATCGGAGAAATTGAAACGCAGAAAGGGCTGATTGGCGGCTTTGAGATTGCTTCGGGGCGCATTGGCTCTGCCACAACTTCGGATAACGACTACGGAGGAGGGTTAGCCATATATGACGATTTCTTCCGGGTCGGTGCTGGCAACGGTTATGTCATGTTTGGAGATGATGTGATTCCATCTTCAGCCGGAGGCGCATTTACAGCAGCAGGTAGAATTGTCAATACTCATCCAAATACATCCGGCAACTATGGCTTTGACCAAGCCAATTATGGATTGTTTATCAGTGTGAGCGGTGGGACAAAAAATTATGGAATAAGCTCAAACGCAGCATTGATGGCTCCAGCATTTATTAATACTAAAGCTAAGCTGTTAACGTTCAGTGGGTCTACTTACTCTATTGATTTTTCTCAAAATAATATTATTTTGCTGTATTATAACAATCCTAACTATAGTAGCATTGAAGTCACTCTTCCTACAGAAAGTTCAGTTGCAAGGCAATTTGGGTTAAGTTCTTTGCCTACAGATTTTGCAGCTACTGTAATTTTTCGAGTAAGAACTGGCTCTAAAAGAATTATACTAAAAGGAATATACAATCAAAATGAAGGGACACAAGATTATGCTATGGAGCAAGGAGATTCTGTTATGCTTTTAATTACAAAAGCAGATGGATTTAGGTATCAGATTATTAACTATTCATCATAACAAAATGGCAAAATTAAATTTCAAATCTTTCTGTGTTTACACAAGCGTAAGCAAGAAAACCAAAAAAGAAGTCGATGTGCGAGAGATATTTGCCGACTTGCTCTACACAGGGGTGAACGGCATCCGCTCACACGCCCTTGCATTGAAGATATTTCAGAGTGAGGGAGAAACGAGTTTTAGCAATGAAGAGGTGGCACTAATTCGGAGTACAGCCGAAAAAATGTGCATTCCGGGTTTCATTGACGGATTGATTGAACAAATTGAGAATACGGGGGAAAACGAGGGCGATACGCAGTCTATTAACCCCATAAAATAATAACAATATGGCTATTACAGATGCGGAAAGAAAACAAATCGTTCAAGATGTACTTGCACAGGTTAAGGCTGCATCGCAGGGCGTGAACGAGTTGGAGGAGGTTTCAACCCTTGACGGGGTTAAGACCCTCCCGGCTATGAAAGGTAACAAGGTTGTAGCAGCCCCCGTGTCGCTGTTGGGCAAACCTGCCACCGATGCGGCTGCAAAGGCAACGGAGGCGGCAAATAAGGCTGTCGAAGCTACGACCCGTGCCGATGCAGCGGCTACCCTTGCCGCAAACAAGGCAGGAGTTGCAGAAACGGCAGCAGGAACGGCTAACGAAGCAGTCGGAAAGGTAAACACCGCCCTCGGCAACCTCGGAAATGTCGCTGGCGAGTTGAGGGGTACGATAGTGAACGTGAACCGGGTGCTGAACACTACAACCAAGTATGCGGACATCACGGCAGCGGTTAATGCTATTGTCGCAGCCAACATCATGGAGGCAAAGCAGGACGGGGTCGTGTTCATTTTCAACACGGCTAAGGGCTGGGCTTGCAAGCAGTTCTCGGGCAACACGGCTACGGAGTTCAACAACGCTTCCAAGTGGAAGGACTTTGGGGGTGGTTCGGGCAGCGGTTCGGGGTTCTACAATGTTACTGTTGAGCAGCCTTTGGGCAGCGGCTACTACACAAAGGAAACGGCTGTGGCGTCTCTTGCCGGGGCTGACATAGCAGACGAGGCGAAACTGGGCATGATTATCACTTTCGAGGTCAGCGCAGGGAAATGGGCTGATTACCGCTTTGCCGGAACAAGCGTCAGCAGCTTCCTCACCCCCGGAGCGTGGGAAGAGTACGGGGGCGCAGGTGCGGTCAAGCAGATAACATTCAACGGTGAGAAAAAGACCCCTGACGATGCCGGAAACGTGGTTCTCAACGTGGATGTTCCCGAAGTGGACGAAACCTTGAACCTCGATTCCACTAACCCTGTTCAAAATGCCGCAGTAACGGCAAAACTGAACGAGGTGGATGCTGGTACGCTTTTCGGCAGCGAGGTAACGGAGAATGACGATAACACGGTAACGGTGAGCCTTAAAAGCAAGTCGGCAACCATTACGGAATTTACCATACCAGCCGGAGGCGGTGAAACCGGGTCGGCAACCAAAATCGTGCTTTCCTCTTCCGTTGATAACCCGATTATCAAAGAGGGCGGCAGTTCCATACTGACCTATACCTACGACCACCAATATACAGGTGGCGATGAAGCCGGGCAATCCACTGGGCAGAGGGCGAACATAACCATACAGATGAAGCGAGGTGTGCAGACGGTTTTCACCCAGTCCTACACCAATGTCGCAAAGGGCAGTTACAGCCTTGACATATCCAAGTACCTGCTGCTCGGTACGACTGACATCTACGTGAAAGCAGAGGTTACGGACATCGAGGGCAAGAAGCAGACCAAGCAGGCATATTCATCCGTTAAGGTGGTTACGCTGGCTCTCTCCACTTCCTACAACCTTGCCAACAAGGTAGCGCAGGGCGGCTACGGAACGCTTGAAACCGTGTCAATACCGTTCACCGTTTCGGGTGCAGGAACAAAGGTCGTGACCCTCTATGTGGACGGCAAGCAGCAGAACGCACAGACCGTAACCAAGTCCGGCATCACCAACGGCAACTTTAACCTCTCGTTGAGTACCCTTGCAGCCGGGCGGCATACAATCCAAATGGTTGCGGAAATGGATGCCTCGGACGACCTTACAATCAAGTCCGAAAGTATCTACTTTGACATCCTGAAAGCCGGAAGTTACAAGCCTTTCATCGGTACGCTGTTGCGCCACGCTGATGGGCGTATCTTCACGAGCGACCACCTGACCCCGACAATCGAGGTAGGGCAGTATGAGAAGATGGATTTTGAGTTCATCGCATACGACCCCGACAAGACCCCGGCTGATATGTCCGTGTTCCGTGACAACGTGAAGACACAGACGGTCAGTGTGCCAAGAACGGTGCAGATATACACCAACCGCTACACCTCGCAAGGCAAGACCAATATGCGTTTCGAGTGCGGCACAACGCTGTACCCGTTCTACATTGATGTTAAGGCTTCAAGCATCGACATCGAGGAGATTACCGCAGGGCAGGTGCTGAAACTTTCAGCCGCAGGTCGTAGCAACACGGAGGAAAACCCGGCACAATGGGAGTACAACGGTATCAAGACCGCTTTCAACGGCTTTGACTGGAGCGGTAGCGGCTGGACGGGCGAAACATTGAGGATGCAGAACGGGGCAAACATTGAGATAGGCTACAAGCCCTTTGCCTCGGATGCCACCCCCAACGGGGCGACCTACGAATTTGAGTTACGTTGCTCCAACATCACGGACAAAAAGGGCGTTATCCTGTCCTGCATGGAGGGCGGCATCGGCTTCCAAATGACAGCGGAAGAGGTGAAGATGATAGCCTCCAACGGCTCATCGGTAAACACTCCTTTCGTGCCTGACATGAATTTCCATATCAGCTTTGTAATCCAAAAGAAAACGGACACAAGGCTTATGGAGTTGTACGTGAACGGTGTGCGATGTGGTACGAAGCAGTATGCCGGAACGGAGAGCCTTTTGCAGCCCAACCCTGTGAACATCACCGTAAGTTCGGAGGCGGCAGATGTAGATATGCGCTCAATCCGTATCTACGAAAAACCCTTAACTGATGATGAAATGCTTGTCAATTTCATGGTTGACCGGGAAACGGTCGAGGAAATGGTTACGCTTTACAATTCCAACGATGTAATGGACGATGAGGGCGTTTCTGTAGATATGGAGAAATTGAGAGCACAGGGTAAGTCCGTGATGCGTATCGTGGGCGATGTGGAACTTGTCAATCAGACCAACAACAAGAAATTTGAAGTCCCGGTTGACATATACTTCTACTCGGCATACGGCAAGGAGTACGACTTCATCGTTCGTGGCGCAGGGCTTCGCATACAGGGGACATCATCCACAACGTATCCCCGAAAGAACTACCGCATATATTTTGACCGCATGGAAAAATACGGCACAACGCTTGAAGTGAACGGAAAGGATGTACCCAGCCTTGAATATAGTTTCAAACCGGGTGCAAGACCTGTTAAAATTTGGTGTTTGAAAGCCGATTTCTCCGATAGTTCCTCTACCCACAACACGGGTGCTGTGCGCCTTGTCAATGACGTGTGGAAGAAATGCGGCTTCCTGACACCTCCACAACAGGCATATAAGGGTAGCTACGATTTGCGCATTGGCGTTGACGGTTTCCCGATGGATGGATTTTACGACAACGACAGCAGCGGCAATAACAAGTATCTCGGAAAGTTCAATTTCAACAACGAAAAGAGCGACAGCCATGTTGTCTATGGCTTCGAGGGTATCGAGGGCTTTAATGACGAGGCAACACTTGCCGGAAAGGAAAACCCGTGCATCTGCTTGGAGTTCCTGAACAACTCAAAACTGCTCTGCCTGTTCTCCACAAGCGACATGACGGAGTTTGACGATAGTCTGGAGTTCCGCTTCCCGGCTGATGTTACTTGGGGCGATGCTACCGCCTATCAAAAAGGCGCAATTACCCGTTTGTGGAACTGGATAGTAAGTTGCCGGAACAATCCCGATAAGTTCAAAGCAGAGGTTAGCCAATACTTCGATGTAAACAGCCTTTGCGCCTGGTATCTGTTCACGGACTACTTCATGGCGGTTGACCAACGGGCAAAGAATATGATGCTTGCCACTTGGGACGGTCTGACATGGTATTTCCTGCCTTACGATGCTGATACAATCCTCGGTAGCCGTAATGATTCCGTGCTTGCGTACACGTATATCATCACGCACGAGACTTTCGACAACTCCACTGGCTCATACGCTTTTGCCGGACACGATAGCCTCTTGTGGGAACTGGTGCGCACCGCAATGAAAGACAAGTTGATTGAGGTCGCTGGCATTATCCGCTCTAACATGAGTACGGAGGAGGTGCTTACGATGTTCAATGTTACGCAGATGGGTAACTGGTCGGAGCGTGTCTATAACAAGGACGGCTATTTCAAGTACATCCAGCCTCTGACGGAGGGTGTAAGCACAACGGAGGGCGTGAAGTACTACGACTACCTGTATGCCTTGCAGGGAAACCGCTATGCCCACCGCCTCTATACCATTAAAAACCGCTTTGCGCTCATGGATGCGCAGTATGTGGCTGGTACTTACCGTGCGGATAGCTTCGCTTGCTACTTCGGCTACAAGTTCAGCCAGTCGCCCCGTAAGGTGAAAATCACTGCCAGCGAGCGGTACTACTTCGGCTATGGCTACACCAACGGTACACCTACGCAAAGTGCGGTGCTTGCGGAAAATGAGGGTTCAAAAGTGGAACTGACTATCAGCACGGACTTGATTGTGAACGACCCACAGAACTTCTACGGGGCAAGCCGTATCAGAGACCTTGACCTGACGAATGTGTCCCACGCAATCTTGCAGACCCTTAACCTGAACAACTGCACGGCATTGAGGTCGCTGAACGTAAGTTGCGGCTCAACGCAGAAAACGCTCAATGCGCTGATTGTTACGAATTGTAAAAGTTTGCAGAGCCTCACGATGAACGGCTTGCTTTCCGAAAGTTTCACGAACATAGACCTTTCGGGCAATGCAAAACTGGAGGTGCTTTCAGCCGGGAACACAGCCCTCAAAAGCGTGTCATTCGCCAAGGGTGCGCCCCTTATGTCGGTCGTACTTCCTGCCACGCTGCAAACGCTGGAACTTGTCAGCCTTAACCGCCTGACCAATGACGGGCTGCAACTGGAGGGTACGGACAACATCGACCGCCTCGTGGTGGATGATTGCGCCTCTATCGACTGGATAGCCCTGTTCAATAAGTGCCAAAACGTGAAGTACCTGCGTGTTACTGGCGTGGATATGAAAGACGATGGCACGTTGCTCAATCGGCTTATGAAGATTGGCGGTGTGGACGAGAACGGAGGTAACACCCCGACCTGCCGCCTTGTCGGAAAATGTCAGCTTACCACTTACATTGACGATGCGACCTTTGCGCAGATGCAGGAGCATTTCCCGGAATTGCAAATTAGCCAGCCGGAGTACACCGTGATTAAGCACCTTGAACATATCACTGACGGCACGGGCTTTAGCAACCTCGACAACAAGACCGGGTACGACTACGATAATGAGTTTGAGTACAGCGGTCACGTAGCAAAAATCTTGTCAAAGCGTTACCGCTGCCTCGGAAAGAAAACCGCCAACGGTGAGGAAACCATCTGTAGGCTGCACGACAAGCATTCAAGTTATTATAACGATGCCGTGAGCGTGAACTTGGCTACCCCTGCCATTCTTACTGGTGCGGAGGGCGATGTATGGATGTTTGAGCCTCACTACTGGTACAAGGGTGTGAACGACTTCTTGAACAAAGCAAAGTACCGCATTTTCAGTTCTCTTGAAAACGAACCGACAAAGGCAGAAAGCATCAAGTTGATGCAGGATGATTTGGAGGTGAAGCCAGGTTATGCGGTACGCATTCAGGTTGATTACAACACGCTGGCAGAAGCGGAAACACAAGTATCGCAAAATAGTTACTACACGGTAGATGTTAGGGGCTACAAGCAGGTGCGTTTCCCCGGACTTGTTTCGGCTGTTTACGGTGCGTTGTTCCTTGATTCGGAGGGTAACATCATAGAGCGCATGAAAGCCACTTCGGACAGCGGCATAATCAACGGAATGTACCTTTTCAATGCGATTCCGGCAAATGCCGTAAAACTTGCATTCTCGGTAGTAAACAACGCCCCGTTTGACTACGTTCTGCTTACCAAGTCGGAGGATATAGAAGCGATTGAGCCTGATTGGTGCGAACACGTTGAGTGTCTTACAGGTGTATATGAAGCGTTGTTACGTGATGATATGTTGCGCTCTATAAGTGACGTACAATCTTCCGCAAGCATAACGCAGCCGGATTTCAAGCAATATGCGAAGAACCGTGGAAACGGATTTCAGCTTGTCGATTGGGAAATGCACAAGGATGTCTGCAACCTGTTCTACGCCAAATACGGCAAGGCTGATAGCCAAGGTACTTGCGGCTATGGTTCAAACACGAATGGTCGTGCTACGGGACTTACCAACGAGGCAGGAATGACTGACACTTTCGCTAACCCCGATAACCACGAAGAGAAAACGGCATACATCATGGTGGACGGAGCGAAGAAAAACATTCAGTCCCCTAATGTATTGGGTTATGAGAACTGGTACGGCAATAAGGCAGAGTGGATAAATGACACGTTCAACGAGGGCGTGGTGGACTACTCTATGCACATCACTATGCCGGACGGCTCTATCCGCAAACTGAAAGGTGATACTACGGGCGGTGATAGATACCCGATGAATGTAGTGAACGGTCGGCACATGGACGTTTGGGTTGCAAGGGCTGGAGGCTCTACATCAAGTTACTATTTCGATGATAACTATGTTTCAGGCTATATCAACCGTGTGGTGTATCGGTCGGACAGCGTTGCGAATGCGTATGGCGGTGTTGCGTGTGCGAGCACGTACAGCGATTCATCGTTCACGAGCACGCACATTGGTTCTCGGCTTGCCTTCCGTGGAAAAATCGTCATTGCGAAGAGCGTTGCAGCGTTCAAAGCGATTGTCGAAATAGCGTAAGCGAAAGCGGAGCGAAAAAGCGTAAAATCGGGAGCGGAGGCGACCTTGTTGTTCGACCTCCCTCCATTTGAAAAACAAAGGTGGATTTCCCAAAGACACCGTGTGGTGTATCGGTCGAACAACAATGCGAATGCGAATGGCGGTGTTGCGTATGCGAACACGAACAACGATTCATCGAACACGAACACGAACATTGGTTCTCGGCTTGCAAACAATAAGAAATAGAAGCGTTATGCCTCAAAAGTATTCAGGCGTACAACAACGGGGACGTGTCCCCAACGTGGAGCCTGTGGGAATGAGCCTCAGTAACAGCGTGAGTAATCACGGAAAACTGGAAAAGAAAGCGTGGGGTGGAGTTTGGTAGGGACTTATGTCAGCCGAAGAAGTCAGACCCCGAAAAATTGAAGGCAAAAAAGTAAAATGAGAAGATTAGGAAAGACAAGTAACATCATAGAGGAGATTTGCGAATACAGCAACATCTATAACTCTCTCCATGTCGTAATGAGAGGCAGGAAACGGAAGAAAAACCATGTCGGTCGCTGGATTATGGCGCATCAGGACGAGGTGATAAAGAGGTTGCAGGAGCAAATACGGACTGGCACGTTCTGCTTGTCCGGCTATCGTGAAATGCTTGTCACCGATGGTCCAAAAGTCCGCAGGGTTCAGTCCGTGTCTTTGATAGAGCGGATTGGCTGTAACGCTATCATGGCGGTTGTGGAGGACAAAATTTTCAAGCGGTATATCCGCACCACAGCGGCATCAATTAAGCGCAGAGGGATGCACGACCTACTGAATTTTATCCGTAGGGACTTGCAGGAACACCCGGAGGCAATGAAGTATGCCTACAAGTTCGACATCAAAAAGTTCTACGAGAGCGTGAACCAAGACTTTATGATGTATGCCCTGCGTAGAATGTTCAAAGACAAGGTGCTGCTTACGATGCTGGAGCGTTTCGTGAGGATGATGCCTAACGGCTTATCCATTGGGCTACGCTCATCGCAGGGCTTTGGAAATATGTTGTTGAGTATGTTCCTTGACCACTACATCAAAGACCAAATGGGCTACAAGCACTTTTACCGTTACTGCGATGATGGGGACGGACATTCAAGCACCAAAAAGGAGTGCTGGAAGTTCCGGGACATGGTACACGAAAGAGCCGGGCTGATGATGTTGCAAGTGAAAGGGAATGAACGTGTGTTCCCGGTTACGGAGGGCATCGACTTCCTCGGATATGTTATCTACCCAACCCATACCCGGTTGAGAAAGCGCAACAAGCAAAATGCAGCCCGGAAGCTGCACAAGGTGAAGAGTAAGAAAAGACGGCAGGAGATAATTGCCTCCCTATACGGGCAGTGCAAGCACGCAAACTGCCACAATTTGTTTTATCGTTTAACTGGTATCAAGATGAATGATTTTAAGAGTTTGGGCATCAAGCCCAAGTTTGAGGACGGCAAAAAGCGTTTCAAGGGAATGAGCGTGTCCGTCCGTGAGTTGGTAAACATCCCTATCGAGGTGGTGGACTTTGAAACTGGCATCGTCCCCCGTTTCGAGAGGGAGGAGTACGAGAAGAAAGTTGCGGAGGCAAAAGCGGTCTATAATGCCGCCCTCGCAGCGAACAACGGCAAAGTCCCGGCAGGGGTAATCAACCCGGAGGACATCGAAAAGCCACACGGCAGATATGTCGTGCGCATTAAGGTGGACGGAGTGGAAAAGAAGCTTTTCACGGCATCCAAGGAAATGTGGTCTATACTGGAGCAAATCCGTGAAATGGATAAGTTCCCGTTCACAACCACAATCAAAGCGGAAATGTACGGGAAGAAAGGTGAAACAAAATATATTTTTACTTGATATGAGAAGAGTAACAGGAAACAAAGGGGTATTGCCCATAGAGTGCGTGAACCCCAAGAAAGACAAGTGGCGCATACGCTGGGACGTGCAGGAACATGAGGATGACTCTGCTGACTACATGGAGGAGGAGTTTGACCACAAGCCTACGGATGAGGAGATAAAAGCAATCGTCATCGTGTGGTACAACAGACAGACAGACCAAGCAATCCTGTCTGGCTTCGAGTATGAGGGCAACCTGGTGTGGCTATCCTCAGAGAATCAGTTCAATTATAAAGCGACATACGACCTTGCCGTGCAGACCAGCGGTGCAACGCTTCCGGTCACGTTCAAGTTCGGTACGGATGAACAGCCAGTGTATCGGGTGTTTGATACGCTTGAAGAGCTGACGGACTTCTATATGAGTGCTATTCGATATGTACAAGAGACGCTGGAAGCAGGATGGAAGAGGAAAAATGCGTTTGATTTGGAACTATACAAACTGAATAAACTCTTGTGATAAACCTGTGAAACCTGTATAAATTCACCATTTACGAAAAGTAAAAGCCTCATAGTGCTTATATTGTAAGCGTATTTTAGTACCTTTGCATCTGGATTAAAACATAAATGTATGAAGATATTAAATTGGCTCAAAACAAGTAATAGGTGGAAGCATATCGTGGGAGGTGCAGCAATCGGGGCTTTTTCAGGCTCTGATTACTGCGCCCTCTACGCTTCTGTCCTATCAGCGGCAAGCCTTGAATACAAAGACAAGGCGCACGGCTGCGAATGGGATTGGATAGACTTCGGACTGACCGTAGCCGGAGCGATTGTCGGACGTTTAGCGGTTAGATGGCTATGAATGAAGTGCAAGGGACGTTAGAGGTTGCAAAAGGCATAAGCGACCTTGGCGTACTGATTATTATTGGTGCATCCTTTATAGTATTGTCTCTTGGAATGTGGGTAGCCTTATTCCGCTGGTTCAAAAGTATCATGGATAACGTGATTAAGAACAATTCCGCAACTATGAGCGCACTTCTGACCAAAACCGATGCACAGAACGATGTCCTGAACGAGATTGCGGACGGCTTGCGTCCATCAACCTTGTTACAGATAAAGAACATATCCAATACCTGCTTCGACCTATCCACGGAGAAAGTCTGCCGCATTATCAAAAAGGTACGTGAGGAAAACCATATTGCAGACAAGGAGGCGACCAAGGCTAAAATCAGGACTTTGCTCTGCAATCTCCACGAAGACAGGAACAGCCGTTTTGACAGCACCAGGTATCGTGGCAATACTCTGACCCACTATACTTCCCCGGAATGGATTGATTGGGTTGCGGAGGTCGTGGAGAAAGAGGTGTATTCAGAGCAGAATAACGCCCGTGCCTTTACCAACGTGGAGGCGGTATATAGCAGAATAAAACTTGATTTTTATCACAGATTAACTGAATGATATATGAAAATTCTAATTGACAACGGACACGGAGAGAACACAAAGGGCAAGAGAAGCCCCGATGGAGAGTTCCGTGAATACCTGTACGCCCGTGAAATAGCGGAGGCGATAGAGCGTGAATTGAGATTGAAAGGCTACGATGCTGAACGTATCGTGCATGAAACGGTAGATGTTCCGCTTGCGGAACGGGCAAGGCGTGTAAACGAGTTCTGCGGCAAACTGGGAGCGTCCAATGTAATCCTCATTTCCGTTCACTGCAATGCAGCCGGGAACGGGGATTGGATGAACGCAAGGGGCTGGAGTGCCTACACGAGCAAGGGCAACACAAAAGCCGACACCCTCGCATCCTGCCTCTATGAAGCGGCTGCAGAGCATCTTCCGGCTGGCACAAAGATACGCAGCGACTGGTCGGACAAAGACCCCGACTGGGAAGAGAATTTCTATATACTGACAAAGACACGATGCCCTGCAGTCTTGACTGAAAACTTCTTTCAGGACAATAAGGATGATGTCGCTTTCCTCCAATCGCAGGAGGGCAGACAGGCAATCGTGAAACTTCACGTTGAGGGTATCATCAAATACATAGGAGTATGAAAAATCTGATTTTTATTTTAGCCGTGTCCTGCTTGCTGTACGGTTGTGGGACACAAAGAAAATTGCCTACAACGACAATTCAGGAAACGACCAACAGCAATGTCGAGGTCAAGTACGAGAAAGTGTTTGTGCATGACACAACGTATATCGAGATACCTGCACAAACAGCCGAAAGGACTACACGGGACAGCACAAGCCACCTCGAAAATGACTTTGCCGTTTCCGATGCCAAAATCAATCCCGATGGCTCACTCTTCCACGACCTCAAAACGAAGCCGCAAAAGAAGCCAGTGCCAGTTAATAAGGAGATTGAGCGCAGGGACAGCATTGCGTATGTAGATAGGTACGTTGAAGTCCCTGTCCCGGTAGAGCGCAGTCTAACCCGGTGGGAGAAAACCTGCATCAACTGGTTTCCCTATTCGGTTGTAGCCATATTGCTGTTGTTGGTTTATGTATTCAGGAAGCCGATGCGCAGCCTTATACGAAGATTTATTTAGGTATTAGTATTGAAAACGGGATAATTTCGCTATCTTTGCACCGTTGTTGTGGAGCTTGCGTAGTGATACGCAATCTTCATGTTCGCCCGGCTTGGCTACTCTTGCCGGGCGTTTTTATTGCCTCTCGCCAACGAAAATTATTCGGGCAAGGACTTTATCAAATAAGGAAAGTTCGTTGCTCTCGCTCAAAATTCGGAGAAAATAACTATAATTTCCCGTATAACACCCAATCTATCACTCGCCTGTTGGCTTCATCAACCTTTTTGCGGTCGAAATCAATGTAAATGTCCGTCACGGTATTGCCGCCGTGCCCCAGCGCAGCCGCAATCGTTTCTTTAGGTATTTCGAGGGAGGCGGCTATGGTCGCCCACGAGTGCCTAGCCCAATAAGTCGTCAGTTGGGGAAAGACGGGCTTGCTGCTTTCGTCATTCGCCAGTGTGCCGACCTCTTTAAGTGTCTTGTTCAATATCCCGGTATATGAACGGTGGTTCTTGTGCTGGTCGAGGATGTCTATCAGGTGTTCCGTCCCCTTGTACTTGTTGATGATTTCCATTGCCTCCGGCTCAACCTTTATAGAGTATAGGCGGTTGGTCTTTGAGCGGTAAAACTCAACCCTGCCATTGTTTATAGTACGCAGCTTGCACAGGTCTATGATGTTGATTCCGATAAGCAGGAAAATCAACTTGAAGATGTCGAGAGCCTTTTCCGTATGTTCGTCTGTCGGGGCGTTGAAGAGTTCCCGGAGTTGTTTAACGGAGAATGAGCGTTTCATCGTGGCGACCGGGCGAATTTTGAAACGCCTGAACGGGTACGCCTTTGTCACGCCATCGTCTATTGCCTCATTGAATACGGCTCGGATATTCCTGAAATGCACGTTCCGGGCGTTCCGTGAGGGCGATGTTTCGCTCAAATAGGTGTCGTAGGCAGTCAGCCATTCCCGTGTGATGTCCTCGAATGTGAGTTTGTCGAGGTCAGCGCAGAACTGGTGCATCCGCTTGTACGTGTTCATATACACAATACGGGTGCTTTCCTTTTTGGTTTCCGCAAACTTCAAGAAACGGTGCGTAAACAGCCTTTCCTTGCCGTCCTCCTGCCTTTCGGGGGACAACTGGTAAACTATATGGTTCTTGATGTCAAGTGCGCTCATATTGGCTATTTCGCCACTCTCTATCAATTTAAGGAGGAGCGTGTCAATGTCAATATGCCGCTTGGCAATGTAGTTATTCAGGAAGAGCCTGTTGGGGTGGTTCACGACTTTCCCTGCCTTTTTGTCCCACTGGTTCGGGAGCAGAAAGACATTCAGCGAAATGAGAGCCGTTGCCGACTTCTTGTTTATCGCAACTTTGAGCGGTGCTGGCTTTCCGTCCTTAACCGCCCTTGTATCGAGGTATAATTTTGTTCGTGCCAT